AGCGCACGGAGGTTGGTCACGGTCAGGACCGTGGCAAGGCCAACGTCGTTCACGGTCACGATGGTCTGCGCCCCCGTGTTGCCCGTCGTGCCAGGGGTCAGGCAGCGCACGCCGACCGTGACGGTGAAGACCCCGTCCACAAAGGTCACGGCCGCCAGGGTCTCGTACACGCGCGCCGCACTCCCCGGCACACTGACCAGCGTGCCGATGGGCACGATGTACGGCCCGTCTGCGAAGACGCGTGTAAAGCGCACGGTTCCCGAGGCCGACACCGCCGAGAGGCGGAAGAAGTCGAAGTTCTTATACGTTCCGGTCTCGATGCCGTCGCGGACGCCCTGCCAGCACGCGAAATCCTCGCGCTGGAGTTCCATCGCCACCGACGCGAGGAGCGCCCGCAGGACCGCGCCTTCGGTGAAGTCGGTCAGGAGTGGCGAGCCCGCGATCACCTCCGCGATCATCTCGCTCTCAATAGACGCGAAGTCACGCAGGCCGAACTCGCTGGTGGGGGTCGTCATACACCGCTCCGCAGCGGGATCAGCACCCGCGTTGCCGGGAAGGTTTCGTTGAGCGTCGTGATCGCGGTCGCGTCGAGCGTGACCGTGTCGCCGGTCAGGGCCGCCTGGGGATTCTCCACCCGCTCGATGCGCGGGTCGCGCAGGATGGTCTGTCGCGCATCCACCGTGGCGAGGAAGCCGAAGAACGGCTCATTTTTGTGGGTCAGGAAGGCGCGGAGGCCGGTGCCGTACAGCGGCCAATAGGGCAGCGCGCCGCGATCCACCATGAACTTGTGGGCGATGGCCTGCTTGAGGTTCGCCGTGCCCGCCACCGTCTCCAGTGCCCCGGCCGCCGTGACCGTGAGCCGCCCCTGCATCACCGCGAGGTCGACGCCATAGATGGCCACCGCCGAGACACGGGTGCCGGGCGGGCGCGTCACCGAATCGCGATGCGCGTCGGCGGGGAGCGGCACGAGGATGGTCTCGCCCGGTGCTAGCACGGTCCCGACCACATCGTACACGGGCGGGTAGATCGCCACCGGCGTGCTCACGTCATACGCCCGCGTAGTGGCGTCCGCCGTGCTCACGATCCCGGTCTCGGTATCCACCGATGTGATCGTCAGGGCGTCCGACCCCGTGACCGGGTCGGAAAGCCAGAGGCGCTGGTCGCGGTACAAGCCCTGCGTGTTGAGCAGCGTCACGCTGGTCGCGCCCTGCGCGACGGGTGCCACCAGGATGCGCGTCGCCTGGAGCGGCCCGAGCTTCGCGGCGGGATCGCCCGACAGGTACGGGTACGCGAGGTTGTTGTACTGCGCGATGACCGGCCACGCCCCGGCATCGCCCAGCGCCGCCAGTGCGATCATGGCGAGCGTCGCGCCCTGGGTGACTTCGACCGCACGCACCGCTGGCACTTGCTGGGCTATGCGCGAGGTGGAGGACGCCGCCAGCGCCGCGAGGATCGGCTCGGGCGGTGGCGCGAGCGGGATGAGCGCATCGGCCAGGATCAGTTCCGCCTCCTCTACCGGCGAGAAGTCGTACTCCGTTTCCAGTGCCACATCCATCGCCAGGAGACGGCCCAGGCTGGCCCGCCCCGCCGTCGTCGCCAGCCAGAACGACTCGACGCTCACGCTGCTCACCGTTGGCGGCGAGAGGAGGGCTTCGAGCGTCATGCCGGTGGCGACCCCGCGCGCGTTCGCCCCGCCCGCCACGAGCGGGACCTGCCCGAGCACGGTGTCGAGGTGCTCGAAGCGGTGCGTGTACGCGAACAGGCCGAACAGGCCGCCCAGCCGCCGCCAGGCCACCAGCGCCGCGCCGAGCGCCTCCTGTCGCGGGAGATCCAGCGCCGCCACGTCGCCTGTCCGCGCCAGCCACGCCGCCGCGTTGGCCTGCGCGCGCACGTACGCCTGCGCGAGGAGCGTCACGACGGTCAGGAGCGCGCGCAAGTCCAGCGGCGCCACCGCCGCGAGCGCCACCAGCGTCTCGCCCATTGACGCGATGGTGTGCCCACGTAGCCGCCACAGGGCGCTCAGCCGGTCCACGCTATGCGCAGAGATGGGCACGGTCATGGGAACAGCCCCCGGACGGCCGCGAACGCGGTGCCCAGGACCGGCGAGAGGGCCGCGACCGCGCGGGTGATCGCGCCTTGCAGGAGGTCCTCGGTCACGCTAAACCGCATCCGGTAGAAGTAGAGCAGTGGACGCGACTTCGTCTTCTCCAGGACGAACTCGTGCGGGTAGACTGCCAGCGCCTCCAGGTCGAGCGTGTCGAGCCACCATAGCTGCACCGCGTCGGGGTCCAGCCCGCCGGCGGCCCTCGTCTGCCGGAGCGCAAGGTACTGGATGAACAGTTGCTCGATGGCCTTGAACTTCAGGATACCGGGCAGCAATCCGGCGTTCCAGCCAGTGTGTCCCATAATCGTCAGGGTGCCCATGCCCTCGCCATAGTCGTCGATGAACGCGGCCCCGGTCGTGTGGGTCACGGTCCCGCGCGCCGGGCGCGTCAGGTGAATCTGCTCCGGCCGGATGGTCCCAAGCCACGGCACGTTGAACAGGACCGCGAACACCGGGAACCCGTTGAGCATCAGGAGGAGCGCGATGGGCCGGTACTTCTGGTCTGTGATGGCCATGGTCAGACCGGATCGTTCACGACGGTGTCTGGACTGCCGCTCGTAATCGTCGCGCCGCACGAAATGCTGTCCCCGACGCGCGCAGCACCGAGATCATTGACGAAGGTGTCGATGGACGCGGACGTGATCGTCTGCTCGTCGTGCTGGTCGCACATGACCGCGTCGCCCAGCCGCGCCGCCGGGATCAGGTTGACGAGGGTGTCCGGGCTCCCGGCGACGATGTTGCCACCGTGACTGATAGCATCGCCGACACGCGCCTTGGCGGGCATCGCGCTACGCCTCCACCACCAACGGCATGCCGACAGGTGCCGACGACTGAATGCTGTAGACCATCGTCGCCTTTGCCTGCGCGGTGCCGGCCGCGAACGCCAGCGCCTGCGCCTGCGCCTCTTCGGCGGTGGCCGCCATCGTGGCTACCTGGATGATCTTCGTGACCGTAACCCAGTACAGCGCATCTGGCATCGTCGACTCCTCTTCTACACGCCCACGAGCGGCATCTGTGGAACCTCGTCGGTGAGCGCCAAGTTCGCCCCACTGTACTGCGTCGCCGGGCCGTAGAGCCACCCTTCATCATCCGGCTTGTCCACCGACCCCACCGACCCGAACGTCCCGAGGGCGAACAGGGGAATGATGACCGGCGGGGTGACCGGGTTCTCCGAGATGAGTGGGGCCTTGAGCACGATGGATTCCATGGCCATCAGGACGATGGAGACGGGGGCAAAGATTTCCACGTTGCCAGCGGGCGTCATTTGTACGAAGCACCCCGCGTCGTTGCGCACGATGGCGGAGACCTCGCCCTGCGCGTCGAGCATCGCCCCGGCCGTGAAGGTCATGTTCATCGCCGCGCGGCGGGACGCGCTGCCGCCGACGTCTTCCGACAGGTCGCCGCCTGCCTTCTCCACGATGTCGCCGTCCGCGTCCTCCGTGATGTCCTCAGTCGCGTGCCGCCGGTTGGCGCCCCGCGCCGACTCCAGGATGTCCCCCTGGTCGGTCCACGCCACGATGTCGCCCTGGAGCACCCGCGTCGCGTGGTACTCGCCTGCGAGGCTCTTGATCTTGCCCCGCCAGAGGCCGTCCGCGTCAGTCCACACCGCGAGGAGATACGCCGCGCAGGTGTGCGCCAGCCAGTGGTAGACGTGGCCCGCGACGCGCTGAATCTCCTCCTCTTCGTCGAGGAGCCAGCGGGCGACGCGCGTGAGCAGTTGCGGGCGACGCCCATCGTCCTCGATGGGGTCGTCCTTCTTGGTCGGGTGGATGAGGTTGTTCCGCAGCTCGTAGAGTTCGTCGAAGTCCTTCTTCTTCAAGTCCACCGCATCGGGCCACGTCGGCGCAGTATCGCCGCCCGGTTCGCGGTGGTCGATGGTCAGCCGCGCCTCGGCGGGGTGCTGCACGCTCGTGACGCCGTAGCGGTCCATGGTCGTCTGGACGTCCGCCGGGTGCCGGACAAGCATGAACTCGGCGAACTCCTCTTCCAGGCCCTTGCGCGGGAAGAGCATCTCGGAGACTTGGGCGTAGAAGAAACCCACGGCCACGTAGCCGGACGTGCCCAGCATGGCGCCTTCGATCTGCACGACCACCGCGTACATATCCCGCCCGATGTGCCCGACGTCGGCCGGCGGGTACGCGATGCCCTTCTTGTTCTCTGGCTCCGGGTAGGTCTTCCACGACAGCTTGTCCCGATCCTTCCACGCCGCTGGCACGGACAGGTGCGCGAAGCCCATCGTGGAACCCGCCCAGCCGGAGCAGATAGGCACTTGGCGCAGGATGCCTGAGTCCTCGAACGCTAGGTCCACCGTCTGGTCGGCCGGGGTGACGGAGATGACCCGCCCCACCTTGGCGTAGGGGAACTTCGGCGGCCGGAGTTGCGCCGCGAGCGCGTCCTGGCGTTCCATCAGCCGACCGCCCGCCCGTTGCGTACGAGCCACCCGCGCCCGCGCGTGACCAAGAGGTCGGTGAGAAACCGCCCTTCGGTTGGACTGCCATCCTGCGTGGTGCCACGATGGAACGTCTGACGGCACCCCTCGATGTAGTAGCGTGCGCCGAGCACCACCGGGTCCCACAGTCGCACGTAATGGCCGATCTCCACGCGCTCGTCACCCTTCAGGGACACGTGGCCGCTCTCCAAGGTATCGCCGTGCCCGAACGCTTGGGCCAGCCGCCTTGCGCCTTCAGCCCCCTGCGCACTGATGGCGCGGAGCATGGGGTACAGTTCCTTCAGCAAGATGCCCGTATCCCAATCGAAGTACGGGGTTGGGACCTCGAATGGCCGGAACCCATACAGCCGCCAATCGCTGAAGGAGTAGGCGTCATTCAACGGCGCGAGGTCCGTAGCCCCCGGTACGCCGACGAGGTACGGATTGCCCTGGAACGGGCTATCCGTGAAGCCTTCCGTCAGGGCCGGGGCGCGCTGCACGTGTTGCGCAAACTGCTGAAACCCGTTCGGGTAGCAGAAGAAGAAGTTACGCACGTCCGACTCGCTGCGCGACAGCGACGTCGATACAATGTCGTGCTCGTCCATGTCCCATGTTTCCAGGGTGCCCGACAGCGTTGGATCGTTCGGGACGTCCTGCACTGGGTTGCCATCAAAGTCGAGCCACGGTGCCGGGCGGTACACGAGTTCAGGCCCCGTCCAGGTGTCGCGAACGTACAGTTCCCGCCACGGCGCGTGCTGGTACACGCGCAGGAGCGACCACAGGTCCGTCAGCGGCGCGAAGCCTTGCTGGAACAGCACGGGATTCCACGTGCCGAGATTCTGCTCCCACGGGTCCTGCGACGCGGCGTCGCTGTTGAGCGTCATGGGCGGGATGCCCGCATTGTTGAGCACAGCCATCGCGGCAAGGATCTCACGTTCCCCTGGACGGTAGAAGCCCTCTGTCAGAGAGCCGGTCGGGGGCGGCGCGGCTGGCGGCGTGGTCGGCGGCGTGGGGTTGGCACCGTGGAAGAGCAGCCCCATGACCTGTTCGGGCGTGAAGCGGCTGGCGTTCTGCTTCGGCGTCTGCGTCACGGGCGGTGTCGGATTCCCGGACCACCCGAACAGTGCCGACGCCGCTGCCTCGAACCGCTCGAACAGCGAGAAGCGCGGATTGAGGCTGTCGAAGAAGTACAGCTTCGTCACGAGCAACAGCTTCCCGTAATCACGCCCTGCCACATGGATGACGTGGCGCGGCTTGCCGCTGCTGAGATCCCGCGCCCGGTTGACGGTATCAACGAACCCGCGCATGACCAGCCGGAGGTTGCGGGGCGGGACGCCGATGAGGATTTCGATGAAGTCCATCGCCGCGATGACGTCATCCCACGAGCGCGTATTCCATGGGGCGGGCAGACGTTTTGGGAGGAGCGTCAGGCTGAAGACGCCCGCCGGTTGCCCGAGGCGACGGTCGACAGTGATGCCCAGGACGCTCGCCTGCAAGGCGACAAAGTTCGCTTGCGCCTGCCCGGTTTGTGTCTCGTCCATCCGGCCCAGGTGCTTCGTGTAGAGCCGGACGCGGAACTGCGGCTCCCTGATCTCCGTGGTGATGGGGCTGGTCATGGCATGTCATTCTCAGACCGCGATGGCCCGGCAAACGGATAGGCCGATTCCAGGCGCGGCTGCACTTGATCCGTCTGAATGACGGCCCCGCTCTCGTCGCGGTGGATGACGGTCAGCGGCGCGATGCTGACCTGGATCTGCTGGCGCATCGCGTCGGCAAATGCCCTCCAGTCGATCATGCCGCCGATCCCCGCCTCAACCCCAGGCCCCACGAGACGGTCTTGCTCCATCAGCTTGAACACCTTGTCGACCAACGCTACGGTTCCCGGCGGCGGCTCCCCTTTGGCGTTCGGGCCGCGTTTGTAGTCGTACAGCGCGGCTCGCATGTCGCCGCCGCGATTCTGAAGGTGGCTCGCGAGCAACGTGAACCCGGTACGCACATTCCACCGAGGGTCCGTCGGGTCCTGTCCGGGCACCCAGTGGCTCGGCATCAGTTGCATCAGGCCGCGCTCGCCCTTATCCCCCTTCGCGTTGGGGTCGCCACTCGATTCCGACATCAGGGTGGCGCGGGCCAAGTCGAGCGGCAGACCAGCCCGCGCAGCTTCTTCGGCGATCATCACCTGAAACCGCGGCGGCACCCGCAAGCCGCCCAAACCGCCACCGCGCCGAGCCGAGTCTGTCGGCGACGGCGGCCCGTACACCTCAGAGCCACTGCCGCCACCGCGCCGAGCCGAGTCTGTCGGCGACGGCGGCCCGTACACCTCAGAGCCACTGCCACCGCTGCCCCAGTTGCGAAGCCAATCGGGGTAGAAGAGGCTGCCGAAGGGGAGCGAGGGGCCATCGCTGCCGCTACCACCGTGCTCCTCCTCGGCACTGTCGTCCTCCGCCGCGCGGCGGAACTCCTCAGGGTTCGGCGGAGGCCCGACGCGCCCGCCCGCTTCCCAGGCCGTCATGGCGTTACGATACATGAACAGCCCTCTGTCTTCCGATCCCATATCTCCGAGTGCGCCGATGACAGGGCCAGCGACGCCAAACGCTCCGGCTAGACGCGCCAGCCTGCTTATGAGCCCGCCGCCGCGCACCGCCGCGCCCGCCGCCGCGCCCGCCGTGCCAGCGGCGGGAGACACGAGCTTGTGCCATCCCTTCTTCATCAGCCACGGCGTCCCATACCTCAGTGCCTTCCACCCACCGTAAAGGAGAACGGCCCCAGTGGCTATCGCGCCAAGCTGGCCTCCCGCGTCGGACGCGCCCTCTGAGACGCCCAACTTCTTCATCATATTGGAGAGGCCCTCCCCGAGGGACGTGAAGAGTTCAGTCAGCGTCACAAGCGCCCCGGTGAGCTTCGCCCTGGCCTCCGTGAACTCACGCGCCGCCTTATCCAGCTTGACCTGCAACTCCGCGTCCTTCTTCACCTGGTGCTCCTCAGGAATATCAGGACGCGAGAAGATTTTGCGTGACTCCTTCTCCAAACTCTCTTGGTCCCACCCTTTCCGAAAGCCGGATACACGGTAGCCGCCGCCCGGCAACAACTCGGCGGGCTGGATGGCCTCGCTCCACAGCTTTGCCAGTTCGCCGTACCGGCTCTTGGGAGCCGTCTTCATCATCTCGATAAGTTCTTTGCGAAAATCTGGCGTGAGGTGTTGCATCGGCACACTGAGCATCCCGGCCTTGAAGGCCGGGTACTTGTCCGGAAACACGCCAAGCATCCCCGCCTGAAGCTCATCTTGCACGTTCATGCGATCCATCAGGCGGATCGTGTCGGTGATGATCGCCGTGTTGGTATGCGGATTCATCCCGAATATGCCCTGCGGCCCCGCCCGCATCATTTCCTTCGTGTTCATCCCCCCTCGGCGCATAGCCGTGAGGACGAAGCCGCCCAGCATGTCGTCGATGTTTGGCAACATCGACTTCGTCCCCGCGATCATGCGTTCATGCGCGGTCGCGAAGGTGTCGAGGCCCATCGTGCCGCCCAGGAACGGGCTCCCCTGCCCCAACTGCGTCAGAATGCCCAGCGCCCGCTCCGGCCCAATCGGTTGCAGCATCGTCCGGCTGGAGATGTTGACCAGGGCGTCGACGCCTTGCACGATCTCTCCCTGGAGCCCACGCAGCCCGGTGCTCGCCACCGACTCGCCGATGAGGAGCGCGAAGTGCCGCATCTGCTGCTCAGCCTTCCCCGGTTGGTCGAGGTCAAGTCGTCCGTGCCGCGACGCCGCCCCGAAGAGGCCCGACGTGACTTCCGGGCCGAGGCCCAGGCCGACACCGAGGCTGGCGGCCTCCCGCATCGCCGGGGACAACTCTCGTATCCCCTTGGGGCCAGCGCCACCGCGCGAGACAAACTCTATCGCCGAGTGGAATGCTTGTGCAGGCGCTACCATGGGGACCGAATACACCTTGTCGAGGGCTTCCTTCAGCGGGTCCCTGGAGGTATCGCGCCACTCCTCCTTTGATCCCCCCAACCGGAACAGGTCCAGCGCAGCGGGACCCGACTCGATACCGCGAAGGACGCGATTGGCCGCCATGGCACCGAGGTAGCCCGCGCCGGCGCCCAGCGCCAGGCCCGAGAACCCGCGCAGGAACCCCATGCCCGCCGCACCGGCGGCCGATGCCGCCGATGCCATGGCTCCACCGATCCCACCACCTGGCGGCCCGTCAGGCGGCACGATACCGGCCTGCGCGAACCCGGTCGGCGTCATCGTGACACCCTGCGATGCCGCAGTGCGCGCAATGAATGCTGCCCACGATTCACCTATTTGTTGCTGGTCTGGATGCGCAGCGGCCTGCCGAGCCTGGTAGGCGGCATTCTCTGCGGCTGTTGGCGGCGGTGTATAGCGGCCAGCGAATCCGCCCCTGACACTGGCACCTTCAGGCGGCAATGGCGCACCGGGGACGAGGCCCAACATGACCCTGCGAGTCGCGTCGGCGTCTTGCTTCGCCCGCGCGGTGGCCTCTGCGGCTACCTGCGCTCCCTGCGTCGCGGCCAGCGGCGGTACACCGCCAGCCGATCCGGACGGCCCCCCGCGCCAGCCCGAGGTCGCCTTGAGCTTGGACAGTGTCTCGCTGATCGCCGCGTTGAGTTCACCCGACTGTCGCTTGAGGCTGCTGAACGCCTGCCCGAAGACGCGCTCTATCTCCGGGGCTTGCTTCTTGAGCAGGTCGAACTGCGAGATGTCGACCTTGCCCTTGACTTCGATGCCGAACGGCCCCGCCATCTAGGGCGCCCGGAAGGTGATGACCGGCACGGTGGGGGCGGGGAGCGGCGGGGGTGGCGGTGCCGCTGCCTCGCGCTCGCTGGCCTCTTGCTCCAGTTGCGCGTCGAAGGCGGCGAGCTTCTCCTCGAACTGCTCCTTGGCGGTCAAGACGTCGAGGGTCACGGCTTTCATGTCGTCGCCGTCCTGGATGCGCTTGAGGAGCCGCTGCCAGAGCGTGTCAACCCAGAACTCCAGTTCGCACTCCCACGTCCGCAGCGCGAGAAAGCGCGGATCGGTCGGCAGGAGCGTGTACTTCTGCCGGACCCACAGGGCGTACGTGCCATTGGACAACTGCGCAAAGGCGCGCTCCTTGATCGTGCTATGGGCGCTTGCGTCGAAAGGCTTGCAGTCCGGCCGTGTACTCCCGATACACGGCCGACACAGATTCCATGTCCTCCAGGGTGAGGGCGTTCCAGTCCCAACTATCGGGTTTCTTCAGCGTCGCGTGGGGCAGGCAGGCGCGGACCTCGGCCAGCATGGTGGTCACAGTATCCACGCTCCGCTGGTCCATGAGGAGCGCGGCTCTCCGCACCCCCTGCTCCTGAATATCCCACAGCGTCGGGACCTTGAAGACGAAGGTGCCGACGAGGTCGCCGAGCAGCGGCGTCCCATCGGCGTTGAATTGCTGCTTGCCGCTCTCGTCGTAGACGTGGCGGCGCACTTCGCACGTGAACGTGTTATCGGTCTGCGGGTCTGCCATGGTTGGCCTCCTGGGGTCGTCCGCCGAAGAGGGTGAACGTCGCTTAGGTGCGCTGCGCTGCTTCCTCTGCCTCGCTGATGGCGTGTCCGGCGAGGGCATCGGTGATGGTGGCGTAGGACTGCTCATAGCGAATCGCCGTGACGCGCCCGCGCTTGAGCGTAAAGGTCACCGTCCCCCACACACCGTCCTTTTCGAGTTGCCCGAAGTAGGCGTCATACCCTGCCTCCCCGCGTGCCTCTCCGTGCGCCGTACCAGTACCGTTGCCTGCCATGCTGCGACTAGCCTAGCCGTGGATCAGCTTGCCCACGACGTCGAGGGCCACGAAGGTCGCGTCCTTCACCAGGATGCGGTGCGCGGTCACGACCACGTCCGCATTGGTACACATCGCCTGCGTCCACTTCCGCAGCAGCGCGCCGGTCTCCTTGGCAAAGATTTCGATGTCGAACTCCCCGCCGGCCAGCGCCGCGTCACCGTTCTCCCATATGATCCGGTTCTGGATCGTGGGCTCGTTCTTGAGTGCGAAGGCGGAGATGGAGATGGTGTGCCGCGCCACGGTCGGCACGTACTCCTGCACGTGGATGTCGCCCACGCCAGACGCCGGTTCGAGCCCGTAGTCGTCGGCGCCCCGGATCGTCTGGAGCAGGTCCATCTTGATGCCGTTGATGAAGGCATCGACCTGGTTGCCGGTGTAGGTGATGCGCGACATACCCGTTCCTCCTCGCTCGCGCCGCCGCTAGGCGACGGCCAACGTAATGCTGCCGGTGTATGCTTCCGCGTGAATCTTGACGCCGATGAAGTTCACCGGCAGGACCGGCGAGCACGTGAACTCGACGATGATCGTGTCGCCCGTCAGCGACACCTGGATGTTCTTGAACGCCGGACTGCTGCTGTCGCCGACGATGATGGCGTCCCGCTTCAACGTCATCAGCGTGGACTGCGTGCGCGACGCGACCCGGTGCAGGATGATCGGCGACGCCTTGCCCCCGAGGAACGGGTCGAGGCTGCTGATGACCCGCCGGACCACCTCGTCGAGCGCGATCCCGACCGAAATCTCGACCCGGTGGAAGTTGTCGTCCTTGAGCCAGGTGGTGATGCCGCGCGTCACCCGGCACCCGCCGCGACGCGGGTCGAGTTCCAGCGCGCAGATGCCGCCCTGGATGAGCAACTCTAGGTCGCCCAGCGTCGGCACCCACTCCAGGCCCGTGGCCTTGACCGACTTATTCGTGATCGGGGTGCCGATCTCCACGACCCCGGACTGGAGTCCCGCAAGCTGCGCCGCCGTGATGTAGGGCGGGAAGGTGGTCGGCTCCCCAGCGGCATCGAAGCCGCCGACGCCGTGCGCCACCATGACGGTGCGGTCGGAGTTGAGGTCTGCCGCGCGCACGATGTACGCGCTGTGGTCGGTGTCGTTCTCGCCGAGGTCGGCCCCGACGAACTGGCGGCGCGGGTGCCGCCCGTCACTCGACACGTACTGGCAGTGCGTATCACCCATCGCGTGGATCGCGTCGTCGGCCGTCACGGGCACGATGAAGGCCACTTCGAGTAGCTGGAGCGCGTCGAACGCCGCCTGCCAGTCGTCGGTGATGGCGGTCCCTTCGGTCCCGCCCGCGAGGTACGTGTACGCGAGATTGGCCGGCACCTTGCCCGCCCCGGTCGCCCGCACGGCGGTCACGAGGTCCTGCTGGCTCGCATTGAACCAGTCGACGATGACTTGCAGCGTGCGCGTGACCGCGTACGCGACGCTCACGATGGACTGCGCGGTGGCGAAGTCCAGGCCGTTCGCGGTCGGCGCGTTCGGCTTGTCCGGGGCCAGCAGCGCCGCCGTGTACCGAGGCCGCGTGGCGAGGTACGCGACCAGCGCCCCCACGGTCGGGTAGGTGGCGAAGAGCAGCGTGAGGTTGTCCGCTGCCGCGTCGGAGGTGACGACCGCCCCCGTGAGGTGCGCGCCGACGGCGTCAGCCCCCGTCGCCGGGACGCCGGTGAAGGTAGTGCCCGTCTTGCCCGTGTAGGTGAAGGTGTCCGTCCCGGCGATGTGGGCGCGCCCGGCAGACGGAAAGTTCGCCGTGCTCACCACCGACACCGACGTCTCGCCGCCCGACAGACCTGCGTCCGTGGTGGTGGAGATGGGCACGACCGTCGTGGCGAGTTGCGTGCCGCTGATCGTGATTGTCGCACTGGCCGCCGCCGCGTTGGTATAGAGCAGCGACAGCGCCGCCCCGTACAGACTGTCCTTCACGTACAGGGCGCTGGTGCGCGCGTCCTTCAGCGTGATCTTCTTGGAGTTCGCCGCGGTGCCCGTCTCAACCTTGACCTGGATCTGGTTGTCGAGCGACCCGACGCCGACCGCCGAGAGGTCGATGGCGTTCGCGGCGGCGTCGTCCAGCAGGGTCAGGACCGCCCGCGTTGCCGGATTGACACGCACCGCGTAGACCAGGGAGGCTCCGTTGCTCTCCGCTGACGGGTTGAAGCACCGCTGCGCCGCCGTCAGGAGTTCGCCACCGCGAATGATCTGCGCGGCTTCGGTCGCCGAGGACAACAGGATGGGCTCGCCGGGTGCGCCGCCCTGCCCTACGCCGATCAGGGCCACGGTGAGCGGTGCGCCTGCCGAGATCGGCAGGAGCCCGGCGTCGTCGAGGACGGCCCGAACCGTCGGCCTACGTGTGAATGCGCCGCCCCAAAAGAAGCCGGAGGCCATGGTCGTCTCTCCCTATGCCCGCGAGGGCGTTGTGCTGTTCACGCTGGGCGCTGCCGGAATGCGAGAAGCTGCTCGCGCCACTGAGCCGCAGGGCGCACCGTCGCCATGCCCTGCCGTCGCATCCAGTGCATAAAGCCGCCCATCGTCTCGATGCCCCGCTTGGTCGCCCAGATCTCCGTCTGTGCGAACTCGTCGAGCGACATGGGCTGCAGGTCCAATACCCCGCCCATCGTCTCGACGGCCTGCTGGGGCTCGTCGGGCGACATCGGCTGCGGGTCTCCTGTCTTCTTGGCCATCGCTCGGCTCCTTGTTACGGAATGGTGACGGTAGTCGGCAGTTCATCCGGCGCGTGTTCCGAGCGCGCCCGGAGGGTGATGTGCTTGATGAGCGACCATGGCGCGGTCACGGAGGCTTCGTGCGTGCCGGTCAGCGCCACGTCACGCCGGAATGCGAAGTCCGGGAACCACTGCGGGAGCGGCTCGAAGTCGGAGATCGAGAGCGCCTGTTCTTCGAGCCCTTCGTCCAGCAGGTGCGAGCGGGCGCTGAGGAGCGCGTACTGCGCGAGCGACTGGAGCGCGACCGTCAGGTCCGCGTTGTCCGCCGTCCAGCACATCGCGTGGATGGTCGTGCTCATCAGGCTGCCGCGCGTCTCCAGGACGCGCAGGTCGTCGATCTTCACGTCCGGCAGCAGCGCGCTCCCGATCACCTGGTACTGCTCCCGCGACGACCCCAGCAGGATGTACAGGCCCGGCAGTTCAGCCGCGGCGCGCGGGTAACCCAGCTTGACCGAGATGGGCGCGCGGCCTGTCAGGTACGTGATGAGATCGTTGACCTCGACCTCGGGACGCCCGGCGAAGCAGTCCCGCACCGCGTCGACGGCCTCCCCGCGATAGGCGACGAATGCCTCGCGCAGGACGTCGCGTACCATGAGATCGGGTTGCAGGATCATGCGCGATTTCCCGACATGATCGTCACCTTGGGAATGGTACGCTGCACGGTCGCGCCGATGGGGTAATCTTTCACGAGCCCGGTGACGCCGGTAAATCCGGTACCGCTGACGCCAGTGTAGTCGAACGGATCGCCATCGAGAAACGCCGACCCCGACGCCGCGAACGCGGGCGACAGGCCCACCGGGTTCGCGCCGGTGGTGAGCACTGTATCAAGTGGGTCGAACTCAAACGCGGCGGTCAGCAGGTCCACCGCCCCGGTGTAGCGGGCACGGATGAGCCGGTACAGGCCGGAGGTCAACTGCGTCACCCCGGCCGTCGTGATCGTCGCGAGCGTGTAGAACGTCACGCCGTCGAAGGACACCTCGATGAGCACCGTGCCCGTGGCCACGGCGTCGACCTGCACGGCGTGGAAGTAGCGCCCGACGATATTGAGTGCGTGTGCGGGCGGTACCCCTTTGAGCATCAGGTACGTCGGAGCTGAATCGAAGCCCATCTCTTTCGGCGTGATCCCGTCCTCTTCGGTGGCGAAGATGGTCGGGTTGCTCCGGAGCAGCGCTGCGTACCAGAGCGTCGCTTGGTCACGCCCGCCGCGTCGGTCGGCCATTGTCTACCTGCTCCCGCGCCGGCGCGCACTGCCACGCTCACGTGGCGCCATGTTATCGCTGTCGGCCGAGTCGAGGTCCGTCGTGCCGGGCTCAACGGCAGGCTCGACGGCGGGCTCAACGGCGGGTTTGATCTCTACATACTCGCCGGACTGGCTGATGCGCAGGAGGACGGTGCCCAGGGCATCGGGCACGTCGCCCTCGAAGAACCGACCATCAGCCCCGGGCACGGGCGTGAACTGATACGCACCATGCTCGGTGTTGATGGCCTTGTGACTCGTCCGTATCTTCATGTCAACGCTCCTGCGCGGTGGTGGTCAGTGCCTCCCTACGCGCGCGTGCCGATATTTACGAACATTATCTGCCGCTCGGCGGCCTTGATCGCCAACACGTGATACAGGATGAGCAGGAATTCGATTGTCGTGCTCGTGATGGCCAGCGGGAACTTCGTGAGCGGCGCCATCTGCGGGATGACGATGTCCTCTTCCGCGAGGTTGAGAATCAGGCCCACGCCCGCCCCCGGGATGATCTGGTTGGTGTCCACGTACGTCGCACCCGACGCTTCCGGCACGGTGGCGATCCAGCCCGCGTCGGCGGCGACGGTGGTGATGCCGCGGTACAGCCGGTAGCCGGTCGCGGTGGCGGCATCCGCGATGGCGACGGAGACCTGATCGCCGTTAGCAGCGACTACGACGCCGCTGGAGGCCACAGGCGCCGACTCGCCCGCGTCGTTGATCGACGCGGCGAAGTAGTAGTAGGTGCCCGCCACCATGTTGGTCGCGATCCCGGGGGTCGAGGGCGTGCCGACGCAGGTGGCCGGGGCCACGGGCGCGCCGGTGTCACCGGTGCCGAGCGGCGCGCTGCCGTCGACCGCTTCCATCAGGATGGAGTCGTCGAAGGGGAACTCGCCGTGCTGCGTCCGGTAGCCGAGGAGCGGCACGCCGGGCCGGTACCCTGGCACGTTGTCCTGCCCGAGGATGCGGCGCTCCGACTGCACCTTCAGCTTCGCGAGGTCGGTCAGGACGCGCGGCTTCCAGAAGGTCCGCACGCGGGAGAAATTCAGCAGTCGGCCGGTGGTCACCAGCCGCTCAGCCGCGTTCTCCAGGTCCTCGAAGTCGAGCGGCCGACCGTTGAGGTTGATGACGGAGCCCACGGCGGCGTCGGTCAACTGCTTGTAGATGCCGTCGTAGTGGACCTCGTTGCCGTTGGCGTCCTCGATGAGGTGGTTGCCCCACAGCACGCCGCGCTCGATCTTTTCCAGCAACTCCAGCGTGCCGTTCCGCGTCTCCTCCGTCACGGGGTCGACGAACGCGCCGCCCATCATGCCGGTCGTGAGCATCTGGTGCGTGTAGCCGCGCCGGACGCCCATGTACTTGTTCATGATGCTCTTCCGGGTCCACTTCGACGTCCCACCCGTCGGGGCGCCGCCCTCGCGGAATCCCACGGCCCCGCGCGTGTTGCCGTAGCGGTCGCGCCTGATCCACTGGAACAGAGGCTGGGCGCTCGGCGTCCTCGGGATCGAATTGAATAGCTTGAGGTGCGCCTCGGTGAACAGTACCGAGGTCATCATCGAATCCAGGTTCTCCAGCCGCAGCGCCGTGGCGTCACCGAAGCCGGCGATGTCGCCCGTGGCGAGCGCCTTCTGCATGTCCTCGATCACCCGGTCACCGGAGAACGAGGGACCGTACACTTCACGCCCCAGCGTCTCGAACGACTTCCCGATGAGCCGCGGGGGTGCCTGCGCCATGAAGCTACCCGTCAGTTCCGTCGTCGGTCCCATGTGCGTCCTCCGCCTCCTTGCTCCCGGCTCGCGCCGTGGAGCGTGTGAGTCCAGTGATGCGCGCGGTGCGCGGTTACTTCTTGTCCTTGCCCCAGGTAGCCGGGATGTCATACGCCTTCAGCACGTCGGCCGGGAGCCGTCCCAGGACCTCCAGGGGCCGCGTCTGGAACTTCGCCATGTCGTTGGCCGAAACCTTGCCGTCGTGCATCGCCTTCTCCAGCCGCACCATGATGTCGGTCTTCGACAGCGCGCCGTTGGACGCCTCGCTGACGACGTCACCGAACTGCCCCATGATCCCCGGCGCCACCGACCGCACCGGGTGCATCCCGGCCGACTTGATGAGCGACGCCTGCGCCTCGCAGACCAGCGCGACGGACTTCGCCATCTCGCCCTGCGCGCGCCGGAGCGTCTGGACCTCCGCGAGAAGATCCCCGAACGCCTTGCCGAGCGTGCCGGCGAGGTGCTCCAGGGCTGCCGAGGCTTCGACCGCATCGCCGAAGTCCTCGTCGTTCAGCAGGTCGTCGTAGAGCGCCCCGCGCGCTGCCGCCGACTTCTGCGACAGGCCATCGCCGCCACGCTGCTCCATGTCTTCCTCGATCGCCATATTCGCGGCGGACTTCACCGGGTCCTTGACGGTCGTGCGGCCGATCGTCCCACCCTCTTCCGTCTGCTCGCCCTCGTCGCCGTCCTCGTCCTCCTCCTCCTCGTCACCCTCCTCGCCCTCGTCCGCCACCATCTCCTCGTCTTCTGCCTTCTTGAGCTCGTCGGCCCTGAACATCGCCTTGAGCCCGGACGAGAGATCGGACGCCGACTTCAGGAGCCGCTCGCGCAGCGTCGCCTTGGCGCCCTCGTCGCCCTGCTTGCGTTCGTCGTCTGGGTGCAGCAACGCATCCAGCTCGTCTGCCGACCGCTTGAGATCCTTCATTGCCACAGGTGCCATAGTCGTACGCCTCCCTCGGTGTTAGATAGCCAAGCGGCTGGTGATGAGCGCCTTGAGAAACTCGGCGCTCTCGTTGAGGGTGTAGCCCTTGCACCCCGTCAGGTGTTCCAGCGCCCCGCTTCGCCCCTTGCGGAATCGCGCCGTCGCGTCGAAGCAGCCCTTCCGGCACGGCTCGCCCCACAGGACTGACGTGACGCGGCCGTTGAGCGCCTCGAGCAGCGCAGGTCCGGCGCTCCCAGTCGTCATGCTCTTCACGATTTCCGCGAACGACACGGTCAGGATCGGCTGGTGGGTGAGCGCGAGGTGGAGGATCTCGGACTTGACGATCCGCGGGCCGTTGCGCTCGACGACGCGCCCCTGGATCGACCACCCAGGCTTGCGCGTCCCCTGCGCCGCGGAGACTTGGAGCCATTCCCAGGCTTCGTCCGCCATCCGCTTGCCCTTGTACAGAAACGCCTTGACCCAGAACCCCAGGTGCCCGTGGAGCCCGCTCTTCGACATGACCGGATGGCTGTCGATGGGCACCACAGAAGCCTCGATGGGTTCGCCGATGATCGACCCAGGGTCTTTCCCGTGGTCCCAGTTGATGACGCCGCGCTCCAGGAGATACTTGAAGTCGATGCCGTTCTGAATGACGGTCTCACCCTGCGAGTCGCGGAGGTCCGCCGACGCCATCCCGCAGACCAGCCGGCGGTCGTCGGTGGCGTCCTCGGCCTTGGCGAAGTGCGCGTCGAAGGCGAAGTCGTACTCGACCCCCTCGGCGCCCTGACTGCGCTGGATGACGTGTAGCATGCTCAGACCAGCACAGGCACCGCGGGATCGGTCAGGACTGTCCCGTGAATGTCGGCGTAGGTCACGGTCAGGTGCGCCTCGTCCAGTTCGTCCGTGGTCGCGTCGAAGACGGCGGGCGTCGCGTTGAGCTCGACCAGGATGCGCACCGAGGCGAATGCGATCTCGTTCGCCGGCGTCGCGGGCATGACGGCGTTAGGCGCCGTCGCGGTCGTACCCTTGGTGACGGTCACCGCCCCTGCGCTGTCCGCCGACAGGAGGTAGAACGCCTCCTTGTCCAGCGTCGCGTGGCCGGCGATGTCGTGGGTCGTCGCCGTGAACGCCACTTCCGCTGCCGTCACGTGCATCGAGGCGCCGGCGAGGAAGAAGTACACGTCGTTGACCACCTTGACCTTCGCCTTCGACACCGTGCCGATGGCGAGCCCCGCCGCGTTGAAGACGTACCCGTCCGTACGGAAGACGTCCATCAGGCCGTTGAGCTTGGCGATCATGGTGTCGAGGAGGGTGCCGAGGCCGATCTCCCCGGCCGTGAGCCGACGAAATACTGGGGCCTCATTGTCGAGTTTCACAACGTCAGACTTGGTTGGCATCGTCCGCTCCTCCTATCATGCGGTCAAAAAGCAAAAGGACCAAGGGGACAATCAACTACACCCCTTGGCCCTTTTGTCCCCTGTGCCCGAATTACAACCAGGCAATCTGGGACCTATCAGCCTATCGTGTCCTGCAAGTATTGCTACTGTACGATAGATCGGCCTCGCTGTAGCACAGAGAGATTTCCTCCATTTGCCCCAGACAGGATGTCGTACGCGTGCGAAATGGCAATGCCGGCGTCAATGGCAAGTACCTTCGCCGGAGCATCGGGTGGGAGCGCGCGCAATACGGTACGAATACGAAGGTGACTTTCCACAGTCTTGAGCGCCGGAAGCACGCCGGCACCGGTGGCGCGCGCCGCCGTGACGACGCGGATTGCGTCGTCGTCACCCAGGACCTCGCGCAGGCGACGCAGGCTCTCGCGCGAGCTTGCAGCGATGCCTTCGCGGTGCCCGCGCGGGAGCTTCAACCCTCCGGCAACTTCAATGGCACGCCGTGCCGCGTCCGCACCCACAGCAGCGAGCAATGCATCCCAGGTCGCAAGGACGCCAGTGATCATGTGAACACGTTGGCGAGTGCCGCGGATACGGCCGGCTCCACCGCATTGTAGACCGCCTGAAGCACTGGATTGGGTGGCATGCCAGGGTGCATCCACGCATTCGGATCGGACCCGTGGGCCTTACCTTTCGCGTCCACCCACGGCGAGGACACCCGCCGGAACGTCATGTACGATGTCCCCAAGGGCGTCCCGCCCACGCGCCGCATCCCCTGATACGGCGACGCCTTCCAGGTATATGGACCAGTCATGGTACCCGTCGGCAGTTTGGAGCGGCGACCCCAATCGGCGGCTTCCCCTGTGAGCTTCAGCGCCTTCCCTGGTATCTCCATCCCCCACGGGCCGCCCATAAACGGCGCGAGCCGCTTCGCCTTGGCGTACACACCCTGCGGCATCGACGGGCCGGCCTGCCCGAGCGATGTCGGCGTCCCGTGACGGAAGGGCACCGTGATGTAGCGTTGCCCGTGTGCGCCCGTATGCGCCTTGGGCGACGCCAACAAGCCCGGCTTCATGTCGTACGGCGGATACCCCACTTCCACACGCTCCGCATGCGCCGGATTGGTCACGATGACGCGCCCCCAGAACGGGTCGCCGTTGAACGGGTAGTCCAGGCTCTCCGGCGCGGCAACCTGCGCCGCGTACACCTCGTCGTAGAGTTGGCGCGTCATGCCAGGGAGCGTCACGCCGAGCACGGCGGCGTGCCAGGTGCGCTGGATGTACTGGCACGCCTCGTGAACGGCCACCGCCAGGCGCACCTGGAGCGTCTCTGACAGCGGCGTCATCGCGTGCAGGTGACTGACGTCAACATGCAGCGTCAGCATGCCGGGTCCGGCCACACGAGCGCGTAGCGCCCGCAGCTACAGACGAGTTGTCCGCGCTGTGATGCGCAGCGGGCGATGGCGATAGACGCCGGTACAGCACTTTCTGGCACATCCTTCGCGATGCGCAGGTGTCCAGCCGTAAGGTGAACCCACTGCGTCAGGCGCAGCGGCACCGCGTAAATCTGCCGCTCGCCCGAGAGCAGCCCCAGAGCGTGATGCAGCGCGAGGTCGACGCTCACGGCCGTGCCGCCAAGGCGAGGTGGCGCTTGCGGAGCAGCGCCCGCTGCCCTAGCTTCGTCCCCCGCTCGTAGCGTTGCAGCGGGGCGACGAAGCACACCCACTCGAAGATCGCCCGGTACGCCGCCGTGTACGCCGTGCCCGGCGTGGGCATCGCCTCGCCCGCCTGCCACGTCAGCGTCCGCCCGGCGATCACGAAGTCCGTCCCGCTCACGTAGGTGGTGATCGCCCCGGTGTTAGGGTCCACGGAGAAGACCGCCGTCACCGCCTTGACGTCGTAGGTCAGCGCGTCGGCCATCGTGTCGATGCCGCGCGTCAGCACGTCGCCGTCGTAGGGCTCCCCGTCCGCCCAACTGAGCCGGATGCAGTCCCAATCCCCGAGCACCCGCGTCTCGTACGGGCTCAGGCCCAGCATGCAGTCGCCCGGCGCCGCTACGCCCGCGATGACCAGGTCGCGCTCGTGCCGCACGCCCGTCACCAGCCCGATCAGGGACACCGGCGCGCTGTAACGGAAGCCCAGCCCGAGACAGACGGGGCAGGAGAAGCGCGCCCGGTTCGCGTCCGGCGTTGCCCCGCAGGGGCATTTCATGGCCTGACGATGCTGCACCGTATCGCCGTGCCTGGTCACGAACAGGTGGTGATCCCGCAGGTTGAACGTCGAGGCGTTGGCGGGACTCATCGCCGCTCCGCCCCGTCGAGCCGGAGCCCCCGCACTTCGGCGGGCACCCGCTCACCATCGCGTTCAGCCCTGACGACGTCCACCACATTGAAACGCGCCTCCGCCAGGGCAGCCTCTACCTGTTGCCGGATGCTGAGTTCCGAACACGGCATGCCAGGCCCGGCGCAGTCGTCGTGCGGGAACGGCTGGTCGGGATGCCGCTCGCACACCCAGCCCTCGTCGCAGGCGTGTCCGTCCTGGAGACACCGTCGGCGGACGCTCTCGGGTAACGTCATGTATGCACCTCGCCGTTCGTAATGAAGCCGTGCCACCCGCAGCCGCCTTTCTCGACGGCCGAGAGGACGGACGGCGTGAGCGTCAGCGTCTCGAAGGTCTCGCCCGTTCGGTGCCACAGGGCGTGGTCTGGCTGGTGCGGCGGCCCGCCGTCCAGCGGGTTGGAGAACGGCACGTAGCGCCACGCGCCGCAGCATGGGCACGTGAACGAGAGCCCGATCCCGTGCCGCGGCGGCGCCGGTCGGCCGTCTCGATCCATGATGCCCGCGCCGCCCGCGTCCATCCAGCCCGGGTCCAGCTCGAGCAACGGCCGGGTCACTTGAGCCACGCCACGATCTCCACGCAGTGCCGGATGTCGCGCGGGTGCAGGATGACACAGGCCACGATCACCAGCACGCCCGCGAGCCCGAGGAGCGTCAGCCCCATCCACACCGCCATGTGCCAGCCGGTCACCAATGCACAGAACCGCGCGTGATGCCTACGCCACGCGCTCACAGCGTCACGAGCGCGGCCTGCTGTCGCACTTTGGCCCACCGGCGTTGCTGGGCTTGGCTTGCAATGTCTCGGGCACCTGGCCGCGTCCAGCGTCGCACCGCGCCCTGTTTCATGTGTCGTCGCGCTGTCGCTGACCACCGGCGCTCGGCTGGTGGTATGCGGTCCCATTGCGCCTGCCGCACGGCACTCAGCGCGGCACGTGCGGCAGGTGCCGCATACCACCGAAGCAGCTTCTCGCTCTGCACCTTCCGCGCCTGTGGAGATTGCCACCGACGAATCCCCGCTTTACCGAGGGACCGCCGATGGGCTCCGCTCAACGGCCGACCGGCGTGCCACCGACGAATCTTCTCTCGCACCTCTGGCCTGCTGGCCGCATTGGCGTCACCGCGCGGCATCCGACCTTTCTTCGCTGCATCCTGAAGGTTGTCTTTCTGCGTGCCGGTGAACAGGTGCGTCGGGCGATAGCAGGTCGGGTTGTCGCAGCGGTGACAGACGAATGGCTTGGCGGGCACAATCGGCCCGTGCGTGAGCCGCCACGCGACTCTCGCGGGGCTGTCGGTCATGCCGTCGACAATCACGCGAGTCGAGGGGCGCGTTCCAGGTCGCCGCCCACTCCACTCCCAGCACGCGCTTCGATACCAACGCCGGGCTACACGCTTTCTGGACCAGAACTCTTTTGAAGTCATAGAGTGACCATACTACAAAGTTATGAAGACGATACCTACATATTTCGCCCGGAGTTTCGCCACCCCGAGATCCTGTCCGCCCACGAGCCCGCTCTCTTCCGCGTACCGCATGATGGTCGCCGCATAGACGCCCTGCGCGTTGAGCCCGCGCCCTTCGGACACCCCGTCGCGACCGATCGACAGGCTCGTGATCCCACCCGGCCACCGCGCCTGCCCGGCTTGGGCGAGGAGCGTCATAGCGGCACGCCGGGCGATGTGTTCGCGGATGCCCAACGGCATGGCACGCAGCCCGACCGTTGCGTGGTACTGCCAGAAATTCGGCACGTGCTGGTAGTTGACGAAGAAGGTGTAGAACCCGGCGCCGTAGAAGATCCAGTTGATGGCGGCGAGGTTGGACGGGACAAGCTGCACGAGACCGGACTTCTCGTCGCTCACGATCCAGTCCTTGCCGATGTCCACCGTCTTCGTCCGGTTGAACCACCCCGAAAGCGTGTGGAGCTTGAGCAAGCCGCGCCACGGGAGCTTGACACTGATCCAGCTCATCAGATCGGCGGGCTTGTAATACGACGGTGCGGCGCCCACCGCATCCCAGTACGGTGGCATCACCTGAATCTGCGGCGCCATGTCTGCGTCCCCGTACACTGGCGAGACGACGACCGTGGGCTCCAGCCGGAGCCCCTGAAGCTGATCCTCCAGCGTCGCGCACGCGCCGAGGACCTCGCGCAGGATGGTCTCGTCCGACATCGCGCCATAGTCCACCACCAGTGGCTCCGTGACCGCGCCGACCGGGAGGCTCGGGAGCTCCACGCTCACGACGAGGTACATGCCGGTCAGGTCGGCCAGCACGTAGGAGCCAGAGGCCGGGAGCGGCACCGCCGCGCCCCCGTTCCACGCCAGCGACGCGGGCGCCACGTCTTCGGGCGGGCTCGTCACCTCTGGCACGTAGACCAAGGCATAGGCGCCGAGGAGGTGTTCACGGGCGACGTCGAGCACCACAACCCCCGTGACCAGTTGCGGCTGGAGCCTGACGCGCAGGCTCTCTGCGGTGGAGAGGGGCAAGCCAAGCAACCAGCGCGTGCGCATCGCCTCCGCCGTGATCGGCGTGATGGTCAGCGATGCGCTGCCGCTCACCGCGCCCACGGTCGCCACTACGTGATAGTCGCCCACCTCCGCACTCCGGCGGACAGTCGAAAACCCCTGCGCGTCCACGATGGCGGACAGGTCAAATCCCACCGCGATACCCGCCGCGTAGTTGGAACCCGACTGGAGCGCGATGGTCACGTCTTCCAGGATGGCATCGGCACCGGACTCCACCTGCCGGCGCAGGTCCACCACGAGGTTGCCCGTCAGTCCGGTTGTCGGGTCCGGCGTCACCGTCGCATGAATAACCGCGACGGCGGGATCGTAGCGCGAGTAGTGCGTTCTATCGAGTGAAACGCTGAGCGTCGTCGGTCCCGGCATTGCTCCCGCCCTCCTTTCGTTCTATTCTACTCTCCCACGTCTTTTGTATCACACTTTGCGGCACTGTAGTCACTTTGAGCACCGTCTGACGCCGCCCCATCGCTTTGACGAGCGGTCCGTCGACGGCGATGACGCCATTGCACCGCGGGCAGATCACCTCGAGCCGCCCCGATTTGTACAGGATCAGGCGCTTCGTCAGGAGCGCAGTGTGATCCTCGCGGTGCCGGAGCAGTTTATACTGACAGGTCGCGCAGCGCATCAGGCGAGTTCCACGCTCCACAATACGCCTTTTCCAATAACCGCTCGCATGGGAATGTGATACTCGGCTTCGCCGGTCAGGCGTATCCTCCGTCGCGCACCAAGTCGACGCATGAGATGCAAGGTTGACTTGTGATGCGCCATGACGACGATGTTACGCGCCTGCGGATACTGCTCTGCGATGTGCCTGACAAAGCGACGCATTACACGCAAGACCTCTGTAGGGTGCACGGGGCGTGACATCCCAATTGGGATTGGCGCTTGATTCACACCTCGTGCATCGTCGACAAGTGGGGAACCAAGGTAGTGCGCGTGCACGGACCGAGCGCCAACGGGCACTGTCGCGAGCAGGTGCGTAGACGGCGCCATCACGCGAATGCCACGAGCCATCCCACCCGCGCCATGGACATCGTCATCTTCAATGGTAATGTCATCGGCTGGCGGGCGCGGCTTCAACACCAGCGCGCGAGATTTGAACACGCGCCGAGACGAGCGCCGCTGATGTCTGGAGACGTGCACCAGCTCGGTATCGCTCAACCCGACCTGCCGCGACATGCTGGTGTGCATCGGCGCGTTCATAACGTCCGCCGCACGCGCGACCGCGCCGGACGTATATTTCGTGACGGCGTCCCGTCGAGGAACCTGACAGGACCCTTCGTGATACCGGCGGTGTGTTCCCACGGTCCAAAGTTTTTCGACTTGTACATCATCTTCATCGCCTCCATCGGTGTGTACCTGTGTTCGCTCACCGCGCCCGTCTTCTCGTAATAGCTCTTCTTGTCGTAAAAGTCGCTCTGCACGCCATCGTGCACGATCTCGGTGCCATCGGGGCGCGTCATCTCCACCCAGCCGTGCCCCATCGTCACGGGCCCGATTTTTAGCGTCCCGTGTACGAGCGTGAGCGCTGTGTGTGCCGGGCGATTCATGACATAGCGACCTGCCGTGTCGTAACAGCATCCAAAGTGGAGCTTCCCATCGACGCCAGAGGCTTCGTCCGGCGTCGGCGTGACACGTGTTGGGACACCGATGCGCAGCGCCGTCTTGGGATCAAATCTGTCGCTGTCACCAGCCAATGCCTTGTTCGGGCGATCCCACGGCATGACATCCTCGAGCGCAGATGATGCATCGACAAGACGGCGCGGTACATACACGCGCGACGTTTGCTTGGCGAACCTTCTCCGAGGTCCAGTCCCCATCGCCGCCGACTTCAGCGCCGGTGCCGTCGGTGTGGCCGGCGCAACCGACGGGACAGGCGGTTTCCAATCCTTGCGCGTCTCCATCGATTGCGACTGCATGCCCCAGCCGGAAGAAAATTCATGCGCGGCGTGCATCAACTTGAGAATCGGCATCCCGATGCGGACAATGGGCAGCGGCTCGCTCACCTTGTCACCGCGTCGAAAATCGGCGCCGACCTTGGCCGCCCAGCGGTGGTGCCCATCCAAGATGTAATCGTCGCTGGACACGAACACAGACCCCGCCGGCATCGTCTTCGTCTCGATGGCGTGCATGATTGCGCCCACTACCTTGCCATTGAGCTCGTTCTGCGTGGCCTTGAGGTGCCGCGCCTCGCTCAGCTCATGTGACACCGCCACACCATGGTCTGTCAGGTGCTTGATGAAGTGATCGGAGATGTCGACTTCGCCGTTGTGATCCTTTGGCAGCGCGTCGGCACGCGACCCTGGTCGTGGACGATCCTTGAGCTGCGGCATATCCTTGCGCGCAAAGCCTTTGTTCTGTTCGCAGAAAATGTTTGTCCCACTGACTGAGACGTCGCACAGGTTGACCGCTTTCGTGCGCCCTGCGCCGAACGACCCACCCAGGCGATCGAGCAGTGTGGACACGGAGCGTGGGCGCTGTAAGACTGCCTTCTGATTGTTCGTCAGCGAGACATACGCCTCTTCGGCGGCGGTCTGCCACCGGTGGTGCGCCCGCCGCGTGCGTTGGTACAGCGCGGTGCTGGCCCTGGAGCGCCGCCGCCCCGTGACGATCGTATTGAACATCTTGTCCCCGCGGACGCGCGAGTAGTACGATCCACGCGTCGCGGCGCCACCAGCCTTGAGCACGAGGCAGGACTTCTGTGTCCAGTCTTTGCGGTCCTGCTGCACGGCGGCTCTGATGTGCTCCTGTTCAACCGGCCAGTGTCCGCGTATCTGACTCGCGTCAACGTGGTGACCTGACATGACAGCACTCCTCCGCATAAGCTGATTTGTGTCAGGCGTCCACGCGTCGCGCGCACCATCAAATTCAATCACTGACGTAGGGCGTCCACCAAAGTCAAACGCCTGTTTCGCCGCCCAGAGCACAGCGTGATGCCGTTCTGTGAACGCATAGACGGCCCCGCGCACCTGCGTTGGTACATGCCCACCGAACGCGTTATGCCAAATGCCACGCCGTGTGGCGCGAATGCCACGCCTGACTATCGCACCGACGCGGTCTGAAAATGCCACATGATACAGGCGATGCACGGAACCGTCCTCCGACTTCTGCGTCACCGTCACGCCCACGCGCACCATGCCTGGTACATCCGCTGTCGCGTGGACCTTCCGGCGAAACTCCTCCACTGGCATGGCGATGACCAGCCCGAGGAAATCCGGCTTGTCGTAGTGGGCGAGGTACGCCCGGCGCGCCGCCGCCTCGTCGGGGAACCCCAACATGACCTTGTCCTCGTCGTACGCGCCCGACTGGAGGTTGACCTGCCGGACGATATGCACGTGGGTGGCGGCCTCGTCGGGGCCGACGTAACAGTCGACGTGCTCCCCGTCGGCTCCCTCGGTGCGCTGGATGTAGCCGTAATCGTACCGGACACGCGTATCGCCTTCCTCCCCTGTCAGCGGGTCCTTCCAGTGGCGGGTGCTGCCCGCCGGGGACTCGATGGAGATGGGAAAGCCCTGGAACACGCGGCGGCCCGCGAGCGCGCGGCTCTTGCCGACTGTGTGTATGGTAGTATGATCAATGCCTTCGCGCCTGCGCCGCTGGCCGGTCGTGCGCAAACCTGTAAATCGCCGCACGGCAATCCCTCGCTCCCGCATGTCAGTCAGCACGCCGCGGAGCGCGGAACGCATAGCACTGTGCCCTTCGTGCCCACTCTCCCACTCCGCGAAATCGATGTGCACGGTCTTCAAACGCGGCCCACGCTTCAGGTGCCGTGTGTAGATGTGTCCAACTGTTCCGCGCCCCGGGAGCTCCAAGTTATACACCGAGCGCTGCCAGCGATCACGCGGGCTAGCGAGCTTCGCGCTCGGAAGTAACCTGACCGTCGTTTGCAGCGCCTTATGCAACCACAACGGCATGGATCGCCTCCTTGACGAGCGCGTCGTACGACTGCGCCACCTGCGCCGCCGCCCCGCGCAGCTTCTCCTTGCGCAGCCCCGTCATCCACTCGGCGAGCGCCATCCCGCAGTCGCCCTTGATGAAGCCCGGCCCCGCCTTGCCGGCGAGGTCATCGGTCAGCCGACGCACCAGGGCGCGCTCGCTGTTCGTCAGGTACGCGAAGCCCCAGCTGTACACCTGCTGAAACCGCACCGGGCCGCTCGGGAGCGCGTGAAGGGCGAGCTTGATCCGGTCGCCGTCCACCTCGAACCGCCGCCCGGCCGCCTCGCACTGAAACACGGACGTCATCGTATGCCCCTCCTACGCGACCAGGGTGAATGCGCCGACACGCGCGGACAAGGTCAGTTGCCCCGCGTCGTCGGTCTCTACTTCCATCGTCCACAGCCCCGCGTGATCCGGTACGTCCCCCGTCACCGTCTGATAGATCAGCCGGTAGACGCCCACGCGGATCTTCGTCATTGGCTCCTGCGTCTGCGCCAGCGTCCCGTCGGGGCGGACCAGGGTGAGCGTCACGCTGGTCTGCGGGTCGTAGAGCGGCGGGACTTCCTTGGTGAAGTCGCGCACCTCCCACTCCAGGAGGATCGCATTACCCGCCCGAATCTCTTTCAGCTCGTCCATGGTTCACGCGCCTCCATGCGCCGTGGGGTCGCCGCCGCCACCGCCGTCACCCGCCACACCGTCAGCGCCACCGGGAGGCCGACGTGCCGGGTCGCCGCCCCCGCCGTCGGCCGGCGCCGCCGGGTCGTCTGCCGCACCAGCACGCCGCCGAGCAGCCCGTCGTCGTAGTACAGGTCGAACGGCAGGTCCGCGAGGACCAGCGCGTCGAGGTCGAAAGCGTTATCCCGTAACACGGTGCCAGCCCTGCACGCCCGGTTGCGTGGCGCTCTCGTAGACGGCCATCAGATCCTCGAACCACCGCTGGAACTCCCATTTCACCGTGTCCATCAGAAACCGCTCGCCGTAGGCGCGCACATCGGCGTGCTCCACCTTGGGCGCATCGCGCGCGGCCTGCACGAAGTCCGCGAGCGTGTTGCAGCGGAAGCCCACCACGCCGTTCAGGTGATCCGGGATCGTACCGGGGAAGACGCCGAAGTTCGTCGTGATCGGCGGCGTGCCCGACAGCATGGACTCGACGTGCGTGCCGGCAAAGCACTCCAGGTACTCCGTCGGCGTGAACGTCGCGATGGCGCGCGCCATCAACTGCTTGCGCTGCTCGACGTTTGCGTACCCGCGATACTCCCACGTCCCCGGCGCCAGCTTGAAGTCGGGATCGCTCGTCGGCACGAGCCACCCCTGCCGCGTGACGGCGGCGCCCTGCCCGACGATGATGAGCCGCTTGTCGAGGTGCCGGCACGCGAGGTCGGCGGACAGGATGCCCTTCCGCTTTATCATCCGCCCGATGAAGAGGTAGTAATCGTCCTTCTCGTCGGAAAACTCGACGTCGTGCGGGTCGAAGTAGTTGGGGATGACGCGGTCGTAGTAGCTGCCATTGATGCTCTCAAACGGGTGCTCGCTCCCGTAGGTGAAGTTCTGGATGTAGCTCGACTCGAAGGCGCGGAACCGCCCCGTGACGGAGCCGCGATACCCGACCCCCGGCTCGCACGTCAGGAACAGCTTGACCGCGTTCGCAATGGGCGTGTGGTACGAGCCCTGCGTGCAGAGGAGGAAGTCGTCCGGGCGCTGCGCGGCCCGGATCGCCGCGATGGCGGCGGCGTAGAACGCAAGCGTCACGGGCGCGCGCGTCCCAGAAAAGTCGTGGCGGAAGTCGGTGTTCTGCCAGTCGTATCCGATCTCAAAGCGGTTGTCCCCGTCGCCCCACGTCTGCCGGATCGCACGCAGCGTGTGCGTCTGGACGAAACGCGAGCACGGGACCGTGGAGCCTTCCGCGCCGTAGTAGATGACCTCATGCCCGAGCGACAGGAGCATCTGCGCCAGCTTGTAGTTCTTCTGCGTAAACGCGCAGGACATGTACTCCCGCGAGCACGGCAGATGCACCAGGCCGAGGAGGTGAAACGTGAATCTACGTGCCATGGCGGTCCCCCTTGAACACGCCCCAGTACGCCTTGCCCACGGCGGTGTGGTCGTTGATCTCCGCCACCTTGCCCTCGCCGCCCAGGTGCTCGTTCAGCCACGCCTCCGTCAGGTTGTGCGGGTGCCCCGGCGCGGTGCCGGTGTCGACCCACTCGAAGATGCGCACGATCTTGCCGAGCGCCCGCGCGTTGGCAAGGATCTTCGCCGGGTCCTCGGTGTGCTGGAGGACGTTGTACACCCACACCTCATCGAACCCCGTCCGAAGCACCGCCCACTCACTCGCGCCCTCGGCCTTGATCCGCAGGTACGCGATCCCAGCCTCCGCGTACCTCGCCACCACCCACTCGGGGTACGCGCACGGGTCGACGACGGTCCCGCGCACGTTGACACACTTGAGGAGGAGCGAGCACGGCCCGCCGCCGATGTCCAACACCTTCGCGTTGTTCATGTCGAAGTTGAACGGCGACTTCCCATCGTGGAACGGCGTCAGACCCATCCGGCGGGCATACGCCAGTTGCTTCGACTCCTCGCCATACGTATTGACGCACGCGCCCCACCACGCCGCCTCCCACGCGCTCTCGTCCGCCCAGGTGCGTTCGTCGGTCACAGCATAGCCCTCCATGCTCGCGCAATCAGCGCCGCGAGCGGTGCCAGCACCAGCGCCAGCCCGCCGAAGATCAGGCCGAAGCGCCGCACGCCGCTGGCCGCCGCCGGGGCGCCGATCAGATCATCGCTAAACCAGCCTTCGGGCACCAGCGTCGCGTCGAACAGCGCGATCTGCCGGAGTTCCGCGTCAAACGCCCCGATCCGCGCCATTTACGCCACCTGCGTGAGCGTGATAACCGAGTCCGGGAGGAGCTGTGCGGTGTAGTTGGCGACTTCTGTTCCGAACCACACCTGGAGATCACCGGCCACCGTACAGACGATAATCCCATGGACGCGGAGATACAACGCAGCCGCGATGGTATCAACGTTGAGCGTCATACCGCGCACCGTTGTCGACCCGGCACGGCTGGAGAAGTGGCACATCAGGGTACCGCCCGGAGGGATCTCGTTTTGATCGGGTTGCGCCGCTGAGGCGGAGGCGGCGGTATCCACGAACTCCGCATCCCACACAAACGTCGTCACCGTGCCCGAGTGCGCGAAGGAGAGGCGCATCCCTGCCCCGGAATTTTCTACTGTCTGGTGAAGAATGTCCGCGTCCAGTACGTAGGTGCCGGGCACCATCGGGATCGACCATGGCACCAGCTTGAGCGCCTCCGTATCCACTGGAAAGAACCCCGCAAAGAGGTGCATGGCGACAGGCGGGCCACACGGCGGCGTGCAGAGAAATCCCGCCGCATCGGTGTATTGCAGGATCGCGCTCGGCACAAGCATCGCGCTGTAGACATCCACCGCGGTCGTCCCGTCCGTGTGCCGGATGGTGACGCGGCAACTGAGCGTCGCGTGCGTGTTGCGGATTCGCAGCCCGCGCAGGCTCCGCTGCACGCTGGCGCCCGGTGCCGCCACCACTGCCGTGGTCGTCGCCGACGCAATGGCGGTGTTGAGCCGCCCCGGCGTCACCACCGCCCCGTTGTGGTCGTTGTACGACGCCTGCACGTCAATGGTGGCCGCCTCCCCCGTGACGAGGCTGAGGACATCGGACGTGCTCGCCAGCAGCAGCATCGCGCTACGCCACCCGCGTGAGCGACATGGCCGATCCGTGGCGCAATTGCACGCTGTAGAGGTTATCCTCGGTCCCGAACCACACCTGGAGATCGCCCGCGACGGTACAGACGAGGAGCCCCTGAACACGGAGATAGAGCGGCGCCCCCTGCTCATCTGCGGTGACGGTGGTGCCACGCGACGTCGCCGACCCGGCGCGACTGGAAAAGTGGCACATCAACGAGGCTGAAACCCGGCTCTGATCCAATTGCGCATTCGTCGACGTCGCCGCATTATCCACGCCAGCCCACTCCCACACAAACGTCGTCACGGTGCCGGAGTGCGCGAGCGAGATGCGCACCCCCAGCCCAGAGTTCTCAATGGTCTCGTAGAGAATGTCCGCGTCCACTACATAGGTGCCGGGCACCATCGGGAGCGACCACGCCAGCTTGAGGACGGCTGTGTCGTCATGGACGTTTTTCAGCAGGACACTGCTCACGACGGCCCGGGCGCCCTCACCGAGAAACCCCGCCCGATCCGTATATTGCACAACCCCGCCGGGTGGGAGCCACGCGCTGTAAACATCCACCGCGGTCGTCCCGTCCGTGTGCCGGATGGTGACGCGGCAACTGAGCGTCGCGTGCGTGTTGCGGATTCGCAGCCCGCTGACGCTTCGTTGGACGCTGGCCCCCGGCGCCGCCACAATCGTCGTCGTTGTGGCGGTGTTGATCGCGGTGTTCAACCGGCCTGGCGTCACGGTCGTCCCGTTGTAGTCGTTGTAGGACGCCTGCACGTCAATCGTCGCGGCGACATCCGTGACGAGACTGAGAACATCGGACGTGCTGACGAGGAGGAGCACACCTACTGTCCCATAAGCCAGAGGCGGAGGGCCGAGTTGGCCTTGATCGTGGTCGCCGCAGCCGTTTCCGACCCGTGCCACAGCTCCAGGTTCCCCGCGACGGTACACACGAACATCCCCTCAATCGTCGCGTACATGTCGGCGTCCGCCGTATCGACCGACACGCCCACGCCGCGCTGCGTGGTGAATGGCAGCCGCGAGGAAAACCATGTCTTGACCTGCCCTGTCGCACCGATGGCGTCCTGATCGGCGGCGGCGGTGGCTCCAGCCGCCGTATTGTCCACGAAGCCCCAGTTCCACACCATCGTCGTCACGGTGCCATCGTGATTCACGGAGAAGGCAACCCCCGTCCCCGTGGCAGAGGAGCGGTACACAATGTCGTACCGGAACACGTAGGTGCCCACCAGCGTCGCTTGCGTCAGACCCGTGACCTCCGTGAGCGTCACCGTGCTGTTACTCTGGTCACTCGCCAGCGCCTTGGTAATCAGCCCCGGCACGCCCATGCGCGTGATGAAGAACCCGACGCCCTCGACGTACTGGAGCACGTCCCCCGAGGCGAGCGCGACCTTATAGACGTCCAGCGCCGTCGTCCCGTCCGTGTGCCGCACGGTCACATCGGTAGACAGGGAGGCGTGTTTGTTGCGGATGGCGAGTTGCCGCACGTTCCGCTGCACACCGGAGCCCGGCGATTCCACCACGTCGGTCGTCGTGGCGGTACTGATCGCCTTATTGAGACGGCCGGGCGTGACAGTAGACCCGTTGTAGTCCATGTAGCTCGCGTGGACGTCGACCGTCGCCGCCGCCGACGTGATGACCTGAAGTTTGTCCGACGTGCTGACCAGTAGGAGCATCGCTATCCTCCGCAGCAGAGTAACGTCACGTCGCGCAGACGGTCTACGGGATGCGCGGCGGTGGACCGCGCCCGCACGACGAGCCGCGTGGACGCGGCGAAGGGATACTGCACGCCGTGGGCCATCGTGGACGGGGCCAAGGCATCCACGCGCACGTCCGGCACGATCACCGCTTCCGCCCCCGGCGGGCCGACACCGAGATCGAACGCCCACCGTTGCGCCGCAGGCGTGGCGTTGGCCTGATCGCCCACGAGGAGGACCGCATAGCGGGCGGGACGTACCAACGCCGCCGTCAGTTCGGTCCACGCCCCGTCCTGCCCGACCACAGGGCCGGGATCAACCTGCAAGCCGGTCGAGTCGGCGGCGTCCGCGCCATACGCATCCACCGTGCGACAGAGCGGCTCGGACGACACCTTCCCCGCCATCAACTCGACGCCGCAGACCACCTGCCCGCCAAGCGCGCTCGATTGCACCCGGACGCCAAGCCGCGCGCCCATCGGCGGCCCCAGCGGGAGCGGCACGCTCAGCCACCCACGCCGCGCCGCAGCCGCCTGGAACAGCAGGCCCGGCACGAGCACCTGATCGAGCGCCGGTCCCTGGACGATCTCCACGAGGTACGTCCCGACGGCAGACGGCGCGCACAGCGTCACGCGGCACCCCTCGGCGGCGAACGTGTTGTCGGCGGCGGCCAGCAGCTCGACGGCCGGGCCGACGGTGTGCGCGACGCTCGCGTGCGCCGTCACCACCACCCCCGCGACCCCACCGGCGGACAGGAAGCGCCTCACGCGATCACCGCCGGATCATCGGTGCGACGAAAGCGCCGCGTGCCGAGCAGTTCGGTGATGAGCGCGACCAGTGTGTCGCGCTGCGGCGCCGTCAGGCGCGTGCGGATGCCGTCCCACCGCGCATCGGCCGCGATGTCGTCCATCCGGTCCACCAGCACCTTCGCGGGGCGCGCTACAAACGCCCGCGTCGCCGTGTCCCACATCTGCGCGTCGAGCGCCCGCGCGTCGAGCACCAGGACCGTGCCGTTGAGCGCCGCGACGACCGCTGCGTCGGGCGGAGTGAGGCTCTCACCGCGCAACCGCCCGGACGCCGTGTCGTAGAGGTAGTGCCAGGGCATCAGGTCCTCGTCACCTTGAGCGACAGCGTCACGAGCGTGATCGTCGCGCAGCTATCGACGTTGAACGCCAGCACGTCGCCCGCCGCTATACTCGTCGTCCAGCCCGTGAGGGCCGTGTCCTGACTCTTGAGCGCACCGCTGATCGTCGGTGGCGCGGAGGCGGTGATCTTGTCCCCCACCACGGGAGGGAAGTTGGCGTAGGTGTCCTTGTAAATGTTCACCACGATGGACCCGGACACGTCGGCCAGGAGCGTCGCCGCGACGATGGTGCAGGCGAAGGGGATCTCCAGGTACCCTTTCATCCCGGTGGCGATTACAGAGCCAAGCCCGTCGATAACGAACGCGATGTCCAGCGTCGGCGAGCCCGTCGCGCCCGTGTCGCCCTTGGCGCCAGCAGTACCAGTGTCACCCGTCGTCCCCGTCGTGCCGGTGTCGCCTTTCGCCCCCCCGGCCCCGGTGTCGCCCTTCGCCCCAGCGGTTCCGGTATCGCCCTTTAGGCCCGTCGTGCCGGTATCGCCAGCATCGCCCTGCGGTCCCGCCACCGTACTGTCGGCGCCCGTGTCGCCTTGCACCCCGACGCCCGTGTCGCCCTGCGTGCCGGTATCGCCCTTGAGCCCCGTGGTGCCCGTGTCCCCCTTGAGCCCCGCCGTCCCCGTGTCGCCCTTCGCCCCCGCCCCGCCGGCCACGCCGGTATCGCCGGGCGGGCCTTCCACGGTGCTGTCCTCGCCGGTGTCGCCCTGGACGCCCACCCCCGTGTCACCCTGCACTCCGGCATTGCCCTGCGACCCCGTCGAGCCGGTGTCCCCCTTCGCGCCGGTGGTGCCGGTATCGCCCTTTGCGCCGGTGGTGCCGGTGTCGCCCTTCGCGCCACCAACGCCAGTGTCACCCGTCAGGCCGCTCCCGGTGTCGCCGTCGACGCCTTGGCTGCCGGTGTCGCCCTGCACCCCAGCGCCGGTATCGCCCCGTGTGCCCGTGTCGCCTTTTGCGCCGCCGGTCCCGGTGTCCCCTTTCGCGCCACCCGCGCCTGTGTCACCGCGGATGCCGGTATCCCCATCCGCGCCGTCGACGCCTTGGCTCCCCGTGCTCCCCGTATCCCCGCGGGTTCCGGTATCGCCCTTCGCGCCGCCTGTGCCCGTATCGCCGGCGACGCCCGTGTCACCCTGCCCGCCGCCGACGCCTGTGTCCCCGGTCAGGCCGATGGTGTTCGGCGTCGGCGTGAGCGCCCAGCCCTCGCCGCCCTGATCGAAGCCCGGTGACGACCAGCCGTCCGGCATCTCAGGTGACCTTGGCGCCGCTGATGGTCATGGTGAGGCCAGGCGCGTCGCCCTTGGCGACGATGGACCAGCCGATGGGGAGCGTCAGCAGGCCCTTCGCGGCGTTGCGCTCCACTTCGAGGTCCTTGGCGATGGCGTGCGCGTCCGTCGGCGACGTCGCCGGAGGCACCAGGTAGCAGGTCAGCAGCCGCGTGGTGCCGGGCGTGGTGTTACAGACGTCGATGCACCGGATGGTCGTGCGCACGGCGGCGGTGTAGACCGTCTGGTTCGTGGCGGTCAGCGCCAGTTGGCCGAGTTGGTCAGGCGTGGTGGGCACGGGTCACCTCCAGAATGTGTACCGCACGAGATGCAGGAACGTGATCCGCTCGCCCGCCCGGCGTGATCATGGGTCGTAACCTTTCAGGACTGGAAGCGGGACACAGCGACACCAAGGATGAAGGAGCGCCGTCGCCACCCAGCCGCGCTTCGGGTCGCCGATCAGCGACGCCTTGCGCCCGATGTTCAGCCCACCGGTGGCGTGGATGCGGGCGAGATACGCCCCTACGGGAAACCGCCGCGGCGTCCCGTCCGGGTGCAACAGGAGCCGCTTGCACTCCCGGCATGCGTCCACCTGCACCAGCCAATACATGGCGTCGACCCCGTCCTCCGCCATCTGCGTCACGCGCCCGACGTTCGTCGCAAGGCGCGTCTCTGAGACCGCGACCCGCAGCCAGTCGCGTTCAGGGCCGCGCCCGTACAGCAGGCTCCGCAGTTCACCCGCCAACGCCTTGGGCGAGTCCACGCGCCGCGCGGTTTCCAGTGCATCCCGCTCCACTAGGGTGAGCCCACCGTCGGCCGGCATCGGGCCTGTGTGCCGGAGGTCGCCGCGCAGGTAGCGCGTCACGAGCGCACCGACGTCGCGCTGCGACGACGCCCGCACCGTACGCGCCGTCTTCGCCGCCAGGCCCTCTCCAAACCCGGCGAGCACAGTCCCAGCGTGCTCTTGTGCCCACTGTGCACCGAGGGTCTGCAGGCGGCTCAATGGCAGCGACGCGGCAAGCCGTTTCATCTCCTCCCACGAGTGCCCGGCTTCAAGGACCTGATACAACCGACCCCCGACATAGGCGTCGGCGATCTCGGGCAACGGCAGGCCGCGCACCACGAGCCCCTGGCGCTGCCAGCGCACCCACACGTCGGCGGGGATGGTCCAGTGCGGCCCGCCGGGAGGGCCGGAGAAGTGCGCCCGAATAAGGGTCAGGAGTTCGTGGACCTGCGCAGCCGTCAGCCGGAGCCCCCGCCCCTGCGCCTTGGTGATCGCCTCGCCCCAGCCACGCACCAGCGGGGTGTCGGCGGCGCCGTCGAGCCACCGCTCGATCTGCGCGTGGGTGTGGGTCGCGTGGTCCTTGTAGCGCCGCTCCAGCCGACGGACCAGGTCCAGCAGCCACCGCTCGGTCGGGAGGTGCAGTTCCCGCTTCGCCTTCCACGCTTTCTGGAGCGTCTCGATCACCGGCAGTTCCAGGTCCTCGACGATGACGGTCCCTTCGAGGCCGCGCACGAGGTCGGCGGCGCCCAGCCCGGTTGCTTCAATACGCAGGACGCCGCAATGCGCACTCATCGCCCGAGCTCCGGCAGAGCCTGGCGCGACCGCCGCAGGCCATGCCTGTGATCGAGGTGTGTCATCAGCGTGTGCAGCATAGACAGAGCCGAGTCCGCTTGCTCCACGCTCTCCGGAGCGTCTAACATCGCGTAGTGCGCCCCCTCAAGCAGCGTGTGCGGCGACAGATCAGTCATGTCGCGCATGTGTGCCGGGTTGTCTCTGTGCCCTCGCACGTCCCCCACCTCGCATGCGGCCCCGCACAGTTTTTTGACATGCGCGCCCACCCTGTCGTGAAATTGCCCTAGCGCGTAGACGTAGCGCCGATACGCCGGCATCCCAGGCGCCACACCGGCGCGCCGCCCCTCGTGGTCAATGATGGCGTCGTGATGCGCCCGCAGCGAGCGCGCCGTCAGCGGCGTGTCCGGCGTCGCCACCACGATCGCCTTCACCAGTTGCATGTGCCCCAGCCGCGCTGAGAGGAGGGGGTCTCCGAGCGCCTTCTTCACACCCTCACCGAGCGGCGGGCCGAGCGTGATGTAGCCCGGATGGGCGCTCACGCGCCGGATCGCCCGCTCGGCCTCGGAGAGCCCCCGCCATTGGGCGTTGAAACATCGGCCCAGCATGGGCAGGGCGTTCACGGCCGCCGCCGGCAGAGGTGGCACCAGCAGTCGGGCGGATGCGGCGTCCACGGAATCTTCATCCCGTCCCTCCATATTGGCTCTCATGTCGATCCCTGCTGCGCGGCGGCGCGGGCGCGGAATATCTGCTCAAGGTCGCCCGCCATCTCGTTTCGCCAGAGTTCTCGTGTGCTGGTGGTTGTGCCCTGAGGAATGCTTCGCATCTCGGCGGCCAGCGTCGCCGCCGCCTCCCACGTCGCCGCCTCCCACGTCGCCGCCTCTATCGTCCGCACCTGCTCGGTCAACTGCTTGATGACGTCTGCGGCGTCGTGGTAGCCCGCCTCGGAGCGGAGGCGTTCAATCTCCTGCTCTTGCGCGTCACACCGCTCCCGCGCCGCCTCCAGGCGCAGTTCCACGCCCATGCGCAGCTCGCGCTCGTGGCCGCGCACCGTGCGGATATCCGCCAGCCGCTCCGCGTTGAGCCGCGCGATCTCCTGCACCTGCCGCTCTATCCGATCTTCGAGGTCGTGGCGCTCGCGGTACTGCTTGCTCTGCGCCTCACCGCACAGGGCGAGGTGCCGCGTGTGGACCCGCGCCTGCTCCGGCCCGTCGCACAGCGCGGCGGGGTGGCAGTCCGCGTGGGCGGTGAGGGCGTCGCGCTCTTTCATTCGTTCGTGCCGTGCTGCACGAGAAAACGAGCAGACGCGGCGCGGGCACGGAACCCATCAGCGAGAGCGTGAAGGTACGCGGCCATCAAGGGATCGTCGAGCCGGTCTGCCTTCGCATCAAGGTCTCCCGCCGCCGCCGCCCACGTCGCGCTCTCGATCTCCCGCGTGTAGCCGGTGAGCGCCCGTATGAAATGCTTTGTCATGCCGTCGCGTGCTCGCTGAGCTATCGTCCACCCCATCAAGAGGTCTTCTGCCAGCGCCTCGGGGGTGAGGGTGGTCATGGCGCATGCTCGGCGCGGAGAAGGGTGAGTTCGGCGGTCAGGTCAGCGATCTCCGCCGCCGCTGCGTCGCGCCGTTCGTGGCTCTTGTGGAGCGCGGCCTTGACCTCGGCCAACTCCGCACCGTTCACCGCGAGCGCGTTCCCTGTGTCTGTTTGCAGCGCGTGATAGCTGGCGTGCGCCGCCGTGAGGAGCCCCCGGAGCCGCTCGACTTCGGCGTGCCGGTTGGCGAGTTCGGCGTCCTTTTCCGCGAACTTGACGCGGAAGATCGCCGCTAGGGACGGGTAATCGGGCATCCCGGCCTTGAGCCAGACCCGCAACTCGCGTTCGAGGTCGTCCATCACGCCTCCTCCTCCTCGGCCAGCCGCGCCTCCGCCTGCTCAATGAGCGCCTCATGCTGCGCCTCCCACTCCGCGTTGTGCCCGCACGCGCCCCGCACCTCCTCGATCTCGGGATACTCTGGCGGGTCGAGGTGCGTCCCGCGGAGGTACGGCGAGAGCGTCACGGTGATCGTGCCCTCGCACTCGTCGGCGGGGCAGGGGAGCGTGACCGTGGCGGGGCGGCGGGTCATCGCTGGGCCACAAGGTTGAACGTCCGCTTGCACACCGGGCAGACATGCGCGCGGCGATCCTTCACAAGGAACGCCGTCCCGCGCGTCCCGTGCTTGACGTACATCGTACCGTCCTTGAAGGTCACGGCATGGTGGCGGCTTTTGAGATGCGAGGCTTTCGCCCGTGGGCTCATGGTTGCCCCGGCCGATGCTCGCCACCGCCGTAGTCGTCCAGTTCGAGGTACTCGTGGAATCCACACCCCGGCGTGTCATGCTTCGCCCATCCCTCAACGGGATGGAAAAAGCTCGCCGTGACTCGCCCGTCGGCATGCACGTGGTGGAGGCCAATACCAGCCAGCTCCCCGCACTTGCAGCGGATGATCGGCTTGAGCGGCGTGCCGTCCTTCCCGACGACGGGCAGCCACGCTGGCTTGACGTCGCTGTCGTAGTCACTCTTGGGAATTCTCATGGCTTCCGCGCCCGTTCGGCCGCGGTATCGTGCGTCCCCTGCGCCCACAATATCGCTGCCGCGCGCGTGCCATGTTCCTGCTCGACTTTCCCATCCTTGACCGTGAGCCACTCGCGCCGGCTGCTCTTCTCGACCGCGCCCGCTTCCAGGTCGAGGAAGTGCCGGAGCGGCACCGCGCCGACCCCGCTCCCCGTCACCACGTCGCCCGCCCAGTGCCGCCATGCGCCGCCGGCGGTCAGCATCAGCGTGTGGTCGGGGTCGCCCGCGTACAGGTGGGCGCCGAACGCCGTCGACAGCGGCGAGCCGGCGTGCTTCGGTCGGTACCCGTGCGCCTCGGCTTCGGCCACGAGGTCATGCAGGCCCACCTGTGCCTGCTCATCGACACCTGCCGCCTCGGCGGACGCGGCCTTGGCGAGAAGCTCCCCCACCTCTGCGTAACCGCTCTTCCCGTGCAACGGGAGCCCCTTCTTCGGGAACCGCGGCGACCGCCATGCCTGATCGATAAACCCGCGCACGTCCTCGGGCAGTGTAGCGTAGCGCGCCGGGGACTGCACCTTGAGACGCGCCGCCTCAGCCCAGCGCTCATGACTCAAATCCACGTTCGTTTCTTTACCTTCGTCGTGCGCGTGTTCATACCGATACATACCAGGCGTGACCACCTTTCCACGATGCGCGCCTCCTGAGCCCGGGCGTCGCCTCGTGTCTTCCCCAAACACGAACGTGAAGGCGGCGCGGCGCGCCGGGTATGGCGGATCTATACCCGTCGCATTACTCCGATGCTCAGTGTGGTGTCCCAACTCATGCAGCAGGGTCTGCATCCGCACGATGGCATTGCCCGTCGCGCGCGGCCCTGGGTTTCGCGCCAGCAACACGCGCCCCTTCCCCCTGCGCGCGCGCGGCTGGTAGTACGCCCTATCGCCATGCCCCGCCTGCTGTCGCGCGGACATGGGCTGAATGGTGACGCCCGCACGCAGGTGCTCAGGCAACTGCGCCAGCGCGGTCTCAATCTCACCGAGCCGTTCCGGTGGGAAGCGCGCAAACCCGCGCACCTTCGGTTCGACGTACCGTCGCGCCTTGAGCACCGTGCACTTCCCAAGCCGCCGGAGGTAGGTATCCAGCCCCGCCCCGTGCGCCCCGCCGCCGACTGGCCGCCCGCCGCGGTGGTGCTCCCAGGAGCCCGTCGAGCCGTGTACGTGGAGTTCGTCCCCCGTGTCAGCCGCCACGAGGCAATGCACCTCGCCGTGGCCGTCTGTCCTGTGCGGCTGGAGGCGGTAGCCCGCCTTCTGCGCCGCCTCGATGGCAGGCAGGGCTTCCTCGGACACCGTGATCGGAAGCGTGCGGGCCTTGAGGACGATGCCGCGGATGGACTTGTGCATCGCTGGAGACGGAACCGTATCATCCGACAGCAAGTGGCGCACGGCATCCCCGTACCGCTCAAAGGTGCCGCTATCGCCAATGACGCCACCGGTAGGCTTCATGGTGCCGATCCATTGCGCGATGCGTTTTCTCGCCGCCATATCCTTCGGGAAGGCCGCTTCCACCAACAGCGTATCCGACCCGTGCGCGAGAGACCACCGTGTCCACCCTCGCTTGTAGGCATCATGCACGCCATGTTCTCTCGCCAGCGACTCGTGTGTCTTGAATTGCATAACGTGGGCGCGCCAGTCTCGATCTCCCGCAATCGTGCTGCCGTCTGGAAGCAGCCAGCCGAAGGTCTCGCCGCTCAGGCTCTTCTCCACCCCCGCGCCCGCCAGCGCCGCATCGATCGTCACGCCGCCACCTGCCACATATCCACCACGTTCGCCTCGTGCAGCAGCGCGCGCCACTCGTCCGTCGCCTGCCCGAACACCTCTTCCACCGCCGCGCGGGCGGGCGAACGCGCCACCACCACGGTCGTCACCACGCCCGACGTCGACGCGAGAGTGACATAGGGCGCCGACCGGCTCACCGGCACCACCAGCGCCCAGCGCCCCTGCGGGTGGAGCGCCGCACGCAAGTGCGCTGGCAGGGAGTCGATGAATGTCACAATCTGTACGTGCGTCATACCGACGCCTCCATACGTCGACACCACACACACCCGATACACTGCATCACGCCCTTCCCGTGCATGTAGGTTTTCCCCACCCTGGGACTCAAAGTGGCCTCGTTTGCCAGCCTGAACTTCAGGCAGGCACTCCCAGAAGGTCTCGGGCACCCACGCTGGGCACCTAGTCGGCCGCCCCGCGCGACTTCGCCCGCACGCCACCACCCGCCTTCTGCAGCCGCACGGACAAGAGCGGGTCGCCGAACGCCTTGCGCACGCCGCGCCGCGGTGCCAGGTATTGCAACCGTCCTGACGTGCGCAGCTCGTGCCGCGCCTCGAACTTCTTGTGCCTGGCATCCTGCTTCACGCCGAACCGCACCGCCGCGTGCAGATCGTCCGTCTCGTAGAAGTCCGTCGACCTGACATCGCGAAAGCCGATCGGTCCCACGCTGTACTGCCCACCGCCCAGGTGCTTGATGGTGTGCCCAGACTTGCCGGCCCGCCGATTTGCCTCCGCCAGTGTCATCGGCGTCTGCGTGCGCGATGTGAATATGGCACCATCACCCATCGCCGCGCGATACTTTTGATTGTCGTAGGCATCCTGCTCCCGCTCCGCGCGCGTGACGTACGTGCGCGGCGCTGACGTCTCGTCTATACCCCTCGCACCCTGCGTCTTCCACTCGTCGTAGAGCGTCTGCTGTTCGTCACGTGATGGCCTGAGCCTGTCACCAGGAGATTTTCTACGTCCACTCGACTTCGCCATTGTTCAGTCCTCCTGCCAGTGCGCCCGGAACCCGGCGAGGGCGCCGGCCAAGCGACCGACCCCTTCCGGCGTGCGGAGCATCTGTGGGTAGAAGTGCACTACTCGGTCGTCGAGGAACACCGTCATCGCGCTGTCCTTGACGTTCGTGACCTGGAGCCCCTCGGGGAAGTGGTGCTCGGTGAGCCAGCGCGTCACCTTCGCCGGCGGACGCGCCGTGAAGACGACGACCTCCTGCCCCTTGTCCCGCAGCGCCTCGACCAGTGCCCGGCTGCCCGCCATCGGCAGGCCGAAGTGGTCCTCTCCCTTCCAGCCGTCGTAGGTCGCCAGCACGCCGTCGAAGTCGAGGGCGACGGACTTGGTCACGGTCGCGGCGTGCTCGCGCAAGAGCCGCCCGATGGAACGCGGCGCGCGCGTGACGGCAACGGCTTCTCGCCAGCGCGAGGCAGTCCCACCGAACCGCGTCGCGAGACGTCCAGACACTTCATCGGCGTAAGGACCAAGGCGACGGCCCATCCGCCCGTGATGCACTTGCGCAAGCTCGTGTGCGAGCACGCCGCGAATGTCGTCAAGATCCTCGAACCGCCCCTCGTGATCTAGGGTGATCCGCCCAGCTATGTCCGTCTCGCCACGGCTACCGGAGCGCGTCTGCCCAATACCAACATGCGCCGCGCGCACGCCGAGCGCGCTCGCCACCTCATCGCGAAGACGCTCCACGAGTGGCAGAGCGCCAGACGCAGCAGCCTTGGTCACGGCACCGCCCCCGTGCAGCCGCGCCAGGTGCGCCGCCAGCGACGCCCCGCCAGCCCCCGTTGCCGTCCGCTGGCCGTCAGCCCCGCGATGCGCCCAGCGCCCCGAGGGCCGCAGGTGGACGCGCGACCCCGCCCGGTGCCAGAGCGTGGCTCCCTGGTCGAGCCCGGTCAGGTCGAGCGCCGGGCCGCGCCCCTCGTAGCCCGCCGCACGGGCCGCCGAGAGCGCCTCGCGCCCAGCATGGCTCTTCGCCATCGACTTGCCCGTCAGCGCCTCGCCGCGCTCGGCGGCCTTGGTCCGGAGCGCCCACAGCTTCTGCAGCGCGGCGGCCACGTGCTGATCTGGCCGCAGGCGCGCCACCCGCGCCGCACGGGCGTCCGGGCGCTCCGTGAAACGCTCGATCAGGCGACTGTCGCTCCCGCCCTCGTCCCGCCGCTGCGCGCGTTCGCCGCGCTGCGCCAGCAAGACCAGGCGCGACTTGCGCCGCCCGAGCACGCGTTGCCGCACCTTGACACGCCGCCCCTTGCGCATCCGCGTCGACCCTCCGGTCATCAGTTCCGCCTGCCTGACCTTGGCCAGCTCGATCCGGAGCTTCGCCCGGTGCACCGTGAGCTCGTGCCGCCGCGCCTCGCCCTCGGCGACCTTGGCCTTCGCCGCCGCGCCGCGCGTCCGCAGAAGGAGGCGCCGGAACAGGCCCACGCGCTTCCGGTAGGCTGGGTGCGCGTCGGCCGCCGTCTTCCCACTCTTCTCAAACGGGGCCAGCAGGGCAAACATCCGCTCGGCAGTGGCGTGATCTTCCGTGACAAACGACAACGCCCCGCCCACCGTGGCGCGGATCACCCAGGCGCGGCGCGCCGCGTCCCAGGCCAGGGCGTAGTCGCCGCGCGTCTGGTCGCTCACGCCCGCGCCTTGAGTGTCACCGACGACCCCGCGGCCCCACCACCGCCGACCTTCGCGCTCGACGCCGTCGGGCTGCGCGGCGCCGATGCGGCACGCGGCGCCGGCGGGCGTGCCGGGCGCGCCGGCGTCCCGAGCCCCTTGATCTTTTTCTTCTTGGCGCCGAATGGCATCGTGGCACCCGACGTCACGGCCGGGACGCCACCCGGCTTTGGCAGCGACGCCCCACCGACCTTCGACGGCCACGCCTTCGTGACCGACGGATCGAGAAAATGACTCCTATCCGCTCGCTGTCGCGTCGCGTCAAGCTCGGGATCGCGGCGCGACTTCTCGACGTCGCGCCCGGCGCGATCCTGCGCACCCGCGTCGCCGCGCCGGTGGAGACGCAGGACGGCCGACCCTGCCGGGTGGTGGATGAGCGAGAACGTACCGCCCGGACTGCGCCCGCGAATGGAAAGCGCCGGCGAGTCGAAGAGCGAGGATGCACTCGTGCTCGGGGCGAGCTTCCGCAGGTGCGCCAAGACTGCCGTCCCCTGGAGCCTGTCGTGCCGCAACCAGTAAACGGCGGCCCCCGGCTGTCGTTCGTACGCATCACGCCGGAAGCCGATCCGCTCCAGGTGCCGCACTATGTCATAGGCGGCGCCGGGACGACGTCGCCTAACCATCGCCTTGGACACCTTCCGCCGCGGCAACTCACGCAAGTCTCTCGGCTGTGTCTCCTTCCACCCACAGCGACGGTTCGTGCAGTCGCGCCACCCGAGGGAGTCGGCGACCGCCTTCCCCCCGCACTGCGGACAGCTATAGGCGTCGCCTGCACCGAGACGCGCCTTGAGCAACGGATCGCCGTACGTCGTCACAGACATCACCCCCTCCTGTCTCTGGGAAAGTCTTCAAACCGCCGTCGCATCCGCGCGTGCCGCGCCGGCGTGAGCGACACGCGCGCCTGTGGAACCGCGACGCCCAATCGCTTCGCTTTCTTCAACTTCGCCTTGAAAAGCGGGTCTCCGGCAAACACGGCACGCGAGGCCTCGTAACTCCGCAGTCCACGGACGTAACGCGCGAGCGATCGTGCACCCGACCCACGCCGTACAGTGTCGGCACGTACGACAGAGTAGTCAGACGTGTGCCGCCAGTCGGGGTTCCCCAGTCCAGCACGCTCCTCCTGATACCCCGTGTGAATGCTGTGCGCCCCACGCGTGTATATGGGCCCCGATGGGCCAGAGCCCGCGTGAACAAATCCGGCGCGGAGGAGCGTCCGGTGATTCGCTGCACTCACTCCACCAGCTTGCCCCTTGCTCACACGCCCCCACTGCCCACGCACCGTCGTCCTGCGCCAGTGCGTGACGTCACCCTTCGCCGACACCGACGTCATGGCATCGGGACGCGCCGGATGCCGATAGTCGCTCGACCAGGCGTTCCCACCGACCATCTGCATCCCGGCGGCGAGGAGCTGTGCGTGCATGGAGGCGTGCACGGGCGCGTCCGGTGGGTGCTCGGGCACACCGGCCGCACCACCAGGCCGGCGGCGTCGAATGCCCAGGCGGAAGGAACGCTCGTAGACGTTCCCACCGCCCACTATCACCGCATGCGTGTGCCGTGGCAACTTCTCCACGCTCCGAAGTAGCGCACGGCGCCTGGTCCCAAGGTTGCGATACCGCCCGCGGTGCGGGCGTGAGCCGGAGCGCGGACTCGACGCGCCGTACAGCTCTGCCACATCGACGTCCGGAAACGCCAGCTCCCTGGCATCGTGACTGACACGCGGATCACCACTGTCCGCGGCACGGCGCGGCGCATGCGCGGCATTCCGGCGGCGCCGTACGACGCCACCATACGACTTGCCGACACCAGCGGGCTTTCGTCCGTGACACAGACTGCACTTGGCGTGTCCACCATCTCCACGCTGTGGCAACCCGAGATGCGCGCGCACGCGGTGAAAGATACTCCCCAGGAGGTCGGGATGGTCCAGCTCCCAGTGGTGGTCGTAAGGTGCCCCGCGATCTGGCCTTGCACCCATGCGCAGGCGAACCACAGGGTGGTATCCGTTCTCGAGCTCGTGGAACACCTCACCCACCTTCGTGCCACGATACGTGATCTTCCCATTGACAATGCTCACGGCACCCTGGGTCATGCCTTTCTTCTTCGCCGCCGCCGGTGTCATCGCGTCCCTCTCTGCCCGTGCAGCTCGGCGAGGTATGCCGACAGGCGCTTGCCCGTCGAGCTCGACGTTGCGTACGCGACGCCGCCCGTGTGCTCCCAGGACGACGCATACCGTTCCCTGTAGTACCGGAGATTGAGACGCCCGTGCTCCGGATGCGCGTAGTGATAGGACCTCGAACGCGGCGTCCGGCGCGGCGGCGCACCCGCGCGGTGCGCACTGATATCCTGCGAAGCTCCGCGGAACACCCAGCCGCGCCGCGACAGCTCTCCGTGCTCCCGCGGGAGCGATAGGTGCGGCACGCCTTGGAACCTGTCACGGACACGCGCCTTGAGTAGCGGGTCACCCAGCCCCTCGACGCTCTTGTGATACTTTGCGAGATACCGCTCGAGCTCGGCTAACGTGTCGCCGGTCTCAAGTTCGTGGTACTCATCCGCCCGGCGCTCGCGAGTCTGCGTCTCTTTTCGAGACGGCGGCAACCCATGCCGCCAGGCGTCGCCCTCATCGAACGCCACGCGCGCCCCTGACGGATGCCGGTACTCGTCCATGCCGAGCGAGCGGTACCCGTACCGGCGCAAGATCGCCAGGCGTCCAGATGCAGCGCGCGACTTCTTCGCGCCGTGCGTGTGTCGCGGCGCCCCCGTGCCACGCGGCGCAGACGACTTCTGGAATCCCATGTTCGCGTACAGGCCGGGATTCTGCGTCCGCATCGCTTCGATGCCGTACCGTTCCGCGTCGCTGGCGCTGTCGTGTTCCGGACCGGAGAAAATCTCCAGTGGACCGTTCATCACTCGTAGGCGGTGCTTTCCCGTCGCTCGATTGCGCATGATGTCGTGCCCGGAGCTATATGAGCCGAATGGGAAGTGGACGGACTTCCCACCGGACACCAGCTCTTCCCCACTCTTCCTCTGCCGCCTCGCTTTACGCACTATCATCAATTGTCTCCTCGTAAATGTCCGCATTGTACACCGTTCACACCCCACGCTCGTATCCACACCAGGGTGCCGGAGCGGGACACGTCAGGCATCGTCGTCACGTGCTCCGCGCGCGCCCCACACCGCGCACGACGGCCACGGCCTGCCAATGCCCCAGGTGCCCTGCACGTCGACGGTGATGCGGTACCGCGCAATGACACTACGCAGCAGGACATCCCGCCCTTCGCGCACCGCGGCGACGAAGAGGTCGCGCTCTTCGGGGTGGATAAACGGCAGCAGCATCTCGACGAAATGATGTTCCACTGACGCCGGGTCGTCGAGCGTCACCATGACGGAGCGCGGCGTCACGAGCTCCAGGAAACGCACGAATCACCCGCCCATGAGCCAGTGTAGACTCACGCCGAGCGCGAGTGCCGTGCAGCCGATCCCGAGCTCAAAGGCGACACGGTCCAGGTCATGCACCACCCAGTCCGTCGCCGACCCATGCCGGCCGCGCACGAGGCGCAGCAGGAGCAGCAGGCCGATGGCATGCGGTACACCAATAACAGGCACCTGCAGCGGGACCAGAAACCACCCCCATAGGACGGAGACGACGAAGCCCTGCCACGACAGCGTGGCGAGCGCCAGCCCCGTCACCGTCCCCATCGTCCATATATGCGTGCACCACGCCCGGCGTACGCGCTTCTGCGTACGGCCAACCACGTCCGACGCCATCACACTACCCCTCGCAGGGGCGGCACACGCGGATCGACGTTGCTGTCGGTCAACTGGATGCCCGTCACCGCCACCGACCGCAGCCCGCCGTCGGCCACGCGTGTCAGCACGATGCCCTCGATGCTCGGGACGCACCCCTTCTCAGGCACGTACAGGGGCACGAAGGAACAGAGCGCCATCAGGGCGTCCCCCTCCCAGGCGAGTTCCGCCTCGCCCACGGGCGTCTCGCTGCCCTGACGACAATCCCACACGGACACGGTCGCCGGCGTGGGGAGGGATACGTTACGCCGGTGATGCGCCTGCCCCTCTGCATCCGGCACCCCGTCGGCGAACAGCACGACGCAGCGCGCCATGCGGGTGTGCGGATCATGCCGGGCTCGCTTACGCGTCATCGTCGCCGTGCGTGACACCGTCACCGCCCTCCTCGTCCTCGTCGCGCGCCGCGTCCACGTATACGATGCGGAGCGACTTTTCGGCGGCGCCTGCCACGCCAGACTTCTGCGACTTTTCCGCGTCGCCGCCGCCCTGCCCACCCTCGCCTTGGCCACCGCCCCCTCCTCCGCCGCCGGCGCCCTGCTGCCCAAATGGGTTCATGCCGGCGGCGAGCATCTGTTCCTGCATGATCGTCTGTCCCTGCTGGAAGAAGAATGGCGAGTTGGCGTAAGCGCCGTCCACGCGCCCATTGGTCACCGCCGCCAGCGGGGGCAGACCTTCCTGCGCCCGCCACTCATCCACCGTCGCTCCCATCGCCAGCTTCGCCGTCCAGATGTTGATGCGCTCGACGTCGGTCGGCTGATCCTGGACGTTGAAGACCATCTCCAGGTCCGGTTGCCAGGGCTCGATCAGGATGCGCGTGAACCAGTCGGACAGGTTGGCGAGGACGGAGTGGAGGCCCTCCTCCTGCGCCAGCGCGATCTGCTGCTCCTGCGTCTCGTTGTTGATGATCGGGCGCTGCCCGCCGGCGTCCGGGGCGAAGTTCACCAGGGACGGGTGCGCCCGGTACGCCGCGCACTTCAGCGCGATCGCCATGCGGATCATCTGCATGAACTGCATATCCTTCATGGAATCCCGCAGCCGCAGGAGCTGCGCCTTGTACTCGGCGCCCCCGGTGGCGATGACGGGAAGCTGTTGGTGTCCCTGTTGTCCGACCTCGGCGTAAATCTGCCGCTTGAACGCCTCCAGGCCATCAGAATCCACAGGGCCGTCGAAAACGAGGAACGCCTCGGGCCAATTCACCGTAAACTGCCGCTTGTTGTAATTCCACCCCAGCAGCAGCATGGTCGTCGCCTCGAGCGAGTGCTCAAGGTCGGACACGCCATAGCCCCAGCGGTTCAGCTCGTCCGACGGACTCGTCACGTCGACACTGATCTCACTTGCCGCCCACGCCCCCATGACACGCCCCTCGATCTCCTGCACGTAGGCGGCCGTGCTCACGTCGACGCCAAACTTCTCGAAGACCATGCCCGTCGCGCGATCCAGCTTCTGCGCCTGCGTCCACTGCGGCGGGAAATTCAGGCTCTGGATCATCCGCAGCAACACCTCGAAGCGCGGCTTGATGTCGTCTGGTGGGAGCAGGTGGTACTGCACCGGGATGCCGGCGCTGTTGCGCGGCGTCACCATCACCTTCCGATCGATGATGAGCTCGCCCTGCAGGGCCTTGAGGAACACGTCGCGAATGCCACCGCCGTGCACCTCGGCGTTGAGCATGCCACCGGCGCCGGCGAATCCAACGAGCATGCCTTCCATGGCACGCGAGCGTTCCAGCTGATCCCGCGTCGACCGCACCATCGGATCGTCGTAGGACTTCGGCCGCACGGCCCAGCCCTTCTGCTTGCCCACCGTCACCACACGGCGCGAGACGTGCCGCACCTGATGGGCGCGGGCATTCAGGATCAGGCGATCGACGAGGGACTGCCTGGCGGCCTCACGCAGAAACTTGTGCGTCGGTGTCACCCGCGGCTTTTCCGTCGCGCCCCAGGAGATCATGTTGCTCCAGAGCGCGTGGTACATGGAAAACAGCGACCCGAGCTTCTGCTGGACCTTCTGCGCCTGCCGCGACACGCCGTCAGCCTTTAGCAGCTCCGCAGCTTCCTCCGCCAGCGTCGTCAGCGTCGAATCGGGGAGCCAGAGCGGGTGCGCCCCGCCATTCATACCCGCCCGCTGTGCGAAATGATAGCGCTCAAAGA